GATGCTGTGCTCCCAGATAGGTTGCATCTGGTCGATGGCTGGACGCAGCTCGATCTGCATCTCGGTAAGCTGAGTGTTGACTTCGTAGAGCCTTTGGAGATGCTTGTCGAGATGGACCACGTGATCTTGGTTCGGCTCGAATGATGGCGGCTGGCCCATCGACATGAGGCTGTTCTCCATCTGTGCAATCGTCGCATCGACTGGCGGACGCAGGCCGGGCTGGTCGGGAACGAGTAGCTTGGCGATCTGCGGACCTGCGTAGGCGGAAACGGTCCAGCGTTGGAGCAGTTGCTGGCCTTTCTGATCGAGGAAAGGGCCGACTCGCTCACTGAGAGCGTCAACGATGGTGCGGCGTTCGTTTGAACTACCTTTCCCGAGTCCAGTGTTTGCCTCGATGGAGATGAAGTCGATGTGGTTGAGTGCTTCGAGTGGCACTCCACGACGGACAAGTCGGTTACGGAACTCCCACGCTTCCTTGCCGCCTGGGTCGGTAGCTTGGTAGTCTTCGCGGCAGATGCGCCGAGCCACACACTGAAGGTGACGTTGCCACGCGACTGTGAAGTTCACGAAACTGCTGGATTGAAGAGCACCCTTCTGCTCGGTTTCCGTCTGAACTTGGAACTTGGTCTTCTGAGTGCGGGAAACGTCGCTCGATGATACTGGAGAAGACGCTGCTGCCCGTGAACTGGTAAGTTGTCCGAGGGTTGAAAGCGCTGGGATGAGGGTCTGGCTGAAGTCAGGCAGGTTCGTTTCTTGGAACGCTGTCCCTTTCGCCATGATGTTGTATGGCCCCATCTGAACGATAGACTGCTCGACATTGGCGTCTTCGTTATCAGTTGTCAGGTGAGGTGTTGCTGCCGTAAAGGCGGCATCGAGGAACTTGTTGATCGCTCGGTTCTGCCCGGTTGTTGGGGCGAACATCTTGTAACCAAGTCCGCGAATCGAATGGAAATCTCCGTTGGTGCCGACATTGCCAATGAATGCGGTCATCAGTTGGCTTATATCGGTGAACTTGCTTTCGCAGACATAGAGGAAATCCCCGACGCCGTCGTAGCGGGATACGTAGTGGCTGACGGTGCCGTCGGTTTCACGAACATAACCGTGAATGACTTTCACCGTTACTCCTGACATGCTCAAGGAGATGTCGTTGTTCTTCCAAGCATCCACCACTTCCTCGGGGTTGTTGGTGTTAACAGAGCTTGATCCTGCCGTCTCTTTGACCGCTTGCAGAACTGCTTGTTTGTTCCAGTAGCGCTTGTCGCCTTCAGGCAGCTTGTCTTCGGCTTGGACTTTCCGCAGAAGCTCGTCAGGACGCATCTTGCTCTCGACAGCGACTACGTCGAGATAGTTCACATCGGCTTCGGCATCGCGAGGGAACTTGAGATGCTGGAGCCCTTTGACCTGCCATCTCCAGTCGATCCCGTCAGAAAAGAGGGTGAAACCAAGGCCGTCGATGACATACAGCAGGCTGAGTTGCCCCCAGCGAGGGTGGAACGACGCCCAGTTCTTGATGACCTTGGAGAACTCTTCAGCAATAGCTGGCTCCCACATCTGCCGTGTCTCTTCATCCGCGAAGTCAGACTTCAACGGCATCGTGCAGAGGGTATCAAGACTCTCAAGGAGCCTGAAAAAAGGCATTTGGGCCTCCTCAACATTTTGAAGCAGGATGCCAAAGTTGATATTTGAACGGCCCAGAGTGCCTAGTTTTCGTTCTTTCCGTGGATCGTAGGGAGCTTCTCCACCAATCGCTGCGTCCACCATTGAACGCTTGCGGCTCGATTCCAAGTCCTCGTTGAAGAGGCTTTGATAGAGATTAGATAGGTCGGACGCGCTCTTCAACCGACGTTTCACAATCTCGTTGTCGTCAGGTGAGACGACAGGAGGTATGGATATTGCGACTTGGTTGGCGTCGGCTACGAGCGGAGAAGTGGGCATGGTCTGCAATCTTCGACTTATTGATAGGCGTAGTCAAGAAAGTTGTTTGAAGGCTAAAATGACCTTGTCCACCTTTGGCAGAGCTTCTTGCACAAGGTCAGGTGCAAGTTTGAGGGTTAAAAAGAACCTAGCTCCGACTCGGCGCACAAGAGTGGATAGTGCGTGCTTTGGGAGAAAGCATTCCAGTCTTTAAGAAGGAACAAGACTGGACCGTGGAAATTGTTTAGCAGGCCCAACGCTTACGTGCGGCCTTGCCACGCTCGCCTGTCCAGCTTTGGGATCGAGCGCAGAAACTTTTCTTCCTAGCTTTGTCCTTCTCGGTCTTGGGCTTCGGAGCTGGGGCCTTCAAGTTGCTGCCTGTGGCTGCGTTATAACGTGCGCGGCCCTTCGCGGATAAACCCCCACCTTGAGCGATGGATAGCTTCTCACCACGTCCTACCGATAGGCTTGGCTTCTTTGATGCTGATTTCTTAGTTGCTGCTTTCTTGGCCATGATTGAATTTAAGGCTAGTGGGTTTGGGAGTCAAGAATATTTGTTTTCGAGAAGTGGAATTAACAAAAGTCTTGGTCCTGTTGAGCTTGACGCTTGAGGGTGTGTTTCCGCTGGCACCCACATGATTGAGAGCGTCCATCCATCAGAACTGATCCGCGAACGGTGGGTTTGATCTTGCCGCAGATGCACCTGCATATCCAGAAGGTCGGAGCAATGGAGCCTGGTGCATAGGTGCGTTGAACTTCTTTCCGATGAGCTTTGTTCTCGCGAAGCACGGTCCAGTAGCCAACTGTGCGGTTGGTGAGGTCGTGTTTCTGGAATGCGGGCATAGTGTTACCAACTGATCGTGGTCTTTGCCTCGGTGTGAAGGCTTGTAGAGTGAACCACTTGATAACCAAGCCCTGTCAGGAACTCAGTTGCTTGGGTGCTGATCGCTCGGATGATGGTCAGCTCTAGTTGCCTGATGCTGGTGGTCTCGTTGATGAGGGCTGCGACTTCGTTGAGTTCTCCTTGTAGCTTGTTTCTGAGTGCTGCGGCTACGGAGGCTGCTCGGGACTGAGTTGCTGTGGGGAATGATGTCATGGGGTGGATGGGGGGTGAGGCGAGTGGGTGGGGTGGATGGTTGTGTTCACGGGTTTCTCGGCAGTACGACTCCTTTAGTTGTTCGGTTGATTGCGCCCAGTATCCTCTTCAGTTCTCAGGTGCTCCAATCAAGTCGTGCGATCTGTTTCTTCTCGTAGTCGGTTGGTGCTGAGCGCCTACGTTCGAGGATGTCGAGTTTCTTCTTTTCTGAGGGGCTGGTCTCTCCTCTGAGGTCTTTGACCAATAGGTCGTGGAAGCGTTTTTCGAGGGCAGGGGGTCATGTGAGTAACTATATACACGTTCCTTAAAGTGTAAAGACGTATTTTAACAAAAATCTTCGGAGTATTTTGGTCTTCTATGTGGTATGAAAGGCTTTCCGGTTTTTCTAGCGCTCAATACAGCTTCTTCTACAGGCATGTTGTATCTTTTAATACGTCGATGCAAAAGGCGGTAACTTACCTGCTCTTTTTCAGCTAGTTTTGTTAACGTAATTGATTCATTTTTCCAACGTAGCCAAATGTTCGTTCTCTTGTTATTAGCCTGCTCTACGCTGGTGCTCCACCTTACATTCCCAGGTTCATAGTCTTTGTTGGTGTCGATTCTGTCTATGGAATGTAGCCGTGAAGGTCTCGGACCTACAGCTATAGCAAAAGTACGATAGCTACTCTTCCAGTCTGAATGTACCTTGATGCCTCTACCTCCGTAGTTGTGGAAGGATTTGTGATTCTTGCAGTAGCAACGCATTTTTATAGCTTCCCACACTTTGTAAAAATTACCTACTCCTCTAGAGAAAGCATACGGTGGAGTAGTCAATGTGCCTTCGGTTAAATGGCGTCTAGTTTTAGCATAGTTAAACTCTTTGATACATCCACAAGTCTTGATGCTGCCATGTTGGAGGTGGTATCTAGATACGTTGTTCCTAGTCTTACCGCAATCGCATAAACAATCCCAAGTGTTGCTTACTGTTACTCTACGACCGTTTGGGAGTATCTTAAAACTAGCGGGCTTATTGAGTACCACTACGGTTAGAGAATTAAATTTCTGACCAAGTATGTCTTTTGGTTTTGGCATCAAGACCTATAAACCTATTTTGATAAAGTGAAAAGGTGTATTTTAAACAAAATTTTTCTCAACCCCTACCTAGCGCTGACGCTCCCGCAAATCCAGCCCTAGGGTAGGCCGGGCGTCCCCCCGTCGCTGGCAGCCAGGCACCCTCCACTGAGCACACAGGCGCTTGGCCCTTGTGCCCGCTTGTGCCTGCGTGCCTGTGTGCCTGTGTGCCTGCTCATCCCGTTTCCAGCCGCGCTGAATGCCGAAATCGTTATGGTATTTATTAACTACTAACAACGACCGTAATGATAAGTTGCTTGTGCGTTGATACTCAACGACTTAGGTGTGATTTAACAGAAATCTGGTGTATTTTCGGGCTCAGTCTCAACAAGATCAGCCTCAAAAGTCGGGGCCACGTCGTCGTAAAACTGGGAGGCTGAGAACAGATTGACGCTCACAGCTGGCTGATCTCGGTCTTGGCCCGTCGCTTTTCTGAGGATCTCCGATGCTGTTTTAATTTGCGCCCAGTCTTCAGGGTCGGGCAGGAGGTCACTTTCAACGCTGTTTTTAATTTTCTGCCCTACGTAGCGAGCAAGCAACAGGGAATTTTGCTCTCCGATTTCGGCTAAACTGGCCTCTGTGACATCTTGAATGTCTTGGGCTTTGCTTTGCGCTTTTCTTACTGGAGGCAGGCCTGATAGTTTCGGTTTAGCTGCTCGCCATTCGTCATCATCGAAACGGCGACTGGATATTGCATTTGTAGTCACACCGAAATGCTCAGCTAGTTCGGCGTCAGGTACGCCCCTAATTGAGGCCAGCTTGATAGCTCTCCACACGTCAGGAGAGGCAAGTGATTTTGCAGCCATATTAGCAGAAATCCCCCTCCGGTTTAATCTCGATCTTCACAAGCCGCGTGCCTTGGATCTCTACACGGTATTTTTTAGCAGGTTCGACGGGTTCCAGTGCTGCGCGTGCTCTCACTTCGGCTTCTTGTGCTTTTACGTGTTCGGCGTGCTCCTTTTCACAGAGTGCTTTGATTTCGTCTTTCAAATGGTCCCAATCTGGCGAGGCTAGGCCAATAATCTCCCACGGAGCAGGATGCGCTTTTCTATGCCAAAAGACGCTTGGCCCCACAAGGGGAGGAGTCCCGCGAGAATAACGCACAGCGGCCACTTTGCGCCGTCGCTCTAGTTCGACCTCTCTTTCCTGCTCTGGTGTCAGCTTTTCCTCATGTGGTCTCTGGTAGCTCTCACCCGGCAATCTCCGACCATTTAACCAGCCTTTTACCATGCCTGCCATCATCTTGTCATGCCCGCCCAATGACGGCGCAAAGGACGTGAGACGATCCACCATATCAGGAGGAGCCGGAAAACCCGAAACCAGTTTCATACCTGCCGGGCAGAAAACCTTTTCCGTTTTCTCGCTTGTCTCAGTTTCGCCCGTTCCACCAGCTTCGAGCCACTGTGTCAGCGCTTGTTCGTAAACGCTCGACAGTGTGAGACCGCGCGATCTCACAGCATCGCGCAATTTAGTAGCCAGCTCCTCGGGGAGCTGAAAAGGGGACATCATAATCTTCTTGACCATATATCAGGAGTTTAACTATATTTATAAAACATTCAACCCGAATATATAAGAAACTAAAAAACGTCTGTTTTGAGTTTAAAAATAGTTAACTAAAAAACACTCAGTCAGATGTCAGAAAATAAGGTTTCTTTTGCATTTTCCTTCAGGATGGAAATCAAATGTGGGGCATGTATAAATATGTATTGCTCTATATAACCGGTAAATTCCTTTTTCGTTCCTGTATGCAATCTGACACTTTATTCAAAATAATTAGCCATAAGCTATCTAAAAATGCAGTTAATAAAAAAACAGCTACACGCTGCGAGCCTTATAAAATAAGGGTTTCAAGAGATTTGGCCTAACGAATGATAGTGCGACAAAACAGCTGCCAAATCGCTGCCAGAAAATAAAGCTGGCAGCGATTGTGGCAGTCCCAAGCTGCCAAAACACTGCCAGAAGTTTGGCTTTTTGACCGTGGTTGAATTTACGACCGTAAAAAGCCAAGCCCGTGGTTATATGAGACAGAAAAAACATGGTCAAAATATAAGCCGAGACCAAGCCACAGTTTAAAATACTACCAATTCCAAACTTTTGGCACCATTTCTGACTGACTCTTTTTTACTCACAACCAACGGTTTAAACCTCCTAATGAAAATAAAATAAAAAAACATTTGTCAGCTTTTCGGCGGTATGGTAATGATGGGGACGCTCAAACGAGCTAAAAACACTCAACTCCACCAAAAAAATGAAAAACTCATCCGAAGCCCATGCAAACGAATGGTTCGCAATTTGCGAAGCCCGCGCCAAAGAAGCCCGCCGTCGCAGCCTTGAAGATGCAGCCATATATTTGATCTCTTTCGGCCTAGTCGCTGCCTTTTTCCTCACTCGCTAATCACACCCAAAAAACACCATGGAATTCCTCCCCTCAATCCTCGCTTTCCTGTGTGGCTCTTTAGCAGCCACGGCTGCTTTCACTGTCCTAGTCTGGAGACGCGAGCGCCACGACGCGCAGCTCTTCCGTCACGTCAAAACGCAAGCTTATAATGCTGGCTGGCAGGATGCCACAAACGACAAGTACAAAGCCTAATCTCCCCACACCACACCACACACAAAGGAAAACAAGACACTATGAAACCTATTGAAGAAATCACCGACCACGTAGAGGCCGCCGAAATCCTAGCCACTGAATTTTCAGCTTTAGGCTGGAAAAATGGTACACAGATTCACGGCGGCCACATCGCGACCGATTCCGACGGCTGGAAACATTACGCTTTCCAGCTAGGTTTCTGTCCTACGGGGAAGACTCCCGTTTATTTTGATTGGAAAAGCGGTGTAGGAAACACCATCAAAGCCCGAGACGGTAAAACCGTACTTGGCCCTAAAAAACCCGATCCGGCAGAGGTTCTAGGCCGGGTCTGTGCGGATTATACCTCTACAATCAACGCCAGCTTTGCAGACTGGTCGGATGATTTCGGGTACGATCAAGACAGCCGGAAAGCCTTTCGCATTTATGAAGACTGCCAGAATTTGGGCCCAAAACTTCGCGCCCTTGGTCTGACATCCGCACAGATTGAGCGTTTCGGAGCGCTCGCGAACATGCTCTAAAACTTCCCACACCATCAAACCCAAACCAAAGAAAAGCCACACCATGTACTACATCCAAAGAAAAGACGGGAAAGACCTCGAAACAGTGGATCAATTCGACACGCGCAAAGAGGCGCGGGAAATGCTCAAAGAATACCGACTTTCGGACCCCTCCGCGCATTATTACCTTTCAACCCGTGCTTGCAAAACCTGGAAAGACTAAATCTATGAACTCTTTAATTGAAAACTTCATCAACGGCAATATCACAACCGCACGAAAGCAGGCCAAGCGGTACAGCCAGAACGCCATTCGTCACGCATTACAAGACGAATGCGGGTACTCCCCACTAAAAGCCTCTCTGACCGCTCTTTTCCTCAAAACTGGCGAGGGATGGCAAGACGCTTGTGACGCTGCTTAATTGACCCCGCATCCCGCCCCCAGATCCCAGAAATCTAGGGGCGGTAGCGAGGCCAAACGCGGCCCGAAACACACACACACACCCAAAGAAAATCAGGACACCATGAAACCCCACACAAGCCGATTCACTCTCCCTGCCCCCGAGTTCACCTTTGCCGGATTTTCTTGGCCTCGCTACGTTGCCAGCCTGCCACGCGGGCCGAAGTCTGACAGGCTGCGACAATATCAAAGGCCGATATGTGGCCCCTGCTACCATGCGCCGAAACCCGAGCAGGCCGGAAAAGGCAAAGGCTTTTATCTCGGTGACAGATCCGCACCTTTCGCGCTACGCTGGCAACACTGCGATGAGGTAGCAGGCACGCGCATCAAACACACAGGATGGTACGCGGACAATTATCAGGATTCAAAAATACGCGGCCTAGTTTTCCGCTTGCCACGTTCACGCGGATTCTTGGCAGGCTGGACAATGGGCGAGGGCATGGCCTCAGCCATCGAAGGCGATATTTACGAAACTGAGACCGACGCAGCACGCGCAGCCGACGACCTGGCCGAAAGCATCGCGGAAGATGAAAGGGAGCAGCAAGAAGCTGAAGACCAAGCCCGAGAAGCTGAAGAACAAGCCCGAGAAGCGGAAGACCTAAAAGCGGCCCTCTGCTCTGCCGAATAGCGCCATTCTATAACCCGCCCCCGACATCCAGACACACAAAAACAACTTTCACGCACCGACCTAAAGCGGTGAACGGAAAACCACGCACTAAAAAAAACCAAACTACCATGACAACTAAAGCAGACTTCCCTGAATTTTTTCGATCCTATTTACACGCGGCCCTGTGGTCGTCTACAATATCAGAAGACAGCGACGGCGAACCTGGGGAACGTGACGGCGATCCATTCGACAGGCATTTCAGCACGGACGACTTCACGGACGAATCACGCGAAATCCTACGCGCCCATGCTTTTTCGTTCTGGTCTCGCATGTGGTACTATCTCAATTATGAGGAAGGCAGGAAAGGCGAGAAGCCCGAGGCCAGCCAAGCAGGCCATGACTTCTGGCTTACTCAGAACGGCCACGGGGCCGGGTTCTGGGATGGATATTATCCTACGTACGGCGATACGTTCACCAAACTGGCGAAATGTTACCCCGTAATTAATCTGTACGTCACGGACAAAAACGAAGTCGGGGCTGAATAGCGCCAGTCTGTAACTCATTTCACACTTTCAAACGCCTAGAAAGTAACCCCATGCACCGAATCAAAGCGGTGAACGGAAAACCACGCCTAGAAACTATGGAAACTAAAAATACTCAATATATTATCTTATCGAAGGGAGCGCACGAATCGGTTAGCGCTGTGGTTGCTCCTAAAGGATACTGCCGTCTAGCTGATGGATCTATCGCAAAAGATGGCACTCCCTCCCCTGAAATGGGCAGGTTAGAAAAAGCCTACCGCTTCAAAAGCCACCGCTCGGCTTCTAGAACCGCTTCAGCAATGGGCTTTCCTGAAATTAAACCTGTAAACTGGTGATTTTTAAAGCCATGAAAACCATGCAACTAAACGCACCCACGCTATGAAAAGACCTAGAAACAAAGCCGGCATCATTTCAGCCATCCCCGACCTATTGGAGGCTCTGGAAGCCTTGGCGCTGGACTTACGAAACGCAGCGAACGGCCACGGAATAGGCAATCTAGACACTCTGGCTTCATTAGCAGAGAACGCACTTATAAAAGCAGGCTACGAAATAACCACTAAACATGCACCCACGCCATGAAAACCATGCAGATAAACGCACTCACGCACGGAAACCCAGAACTACTCAGAGCAGCCGGGGTCAAACGCATTCACGCAGGATGGTACACCGTCACCTATCGCGGGCCGAAACTGGATTGCAGCACGATCACAAGCGCCAAGAGAAACCCGAAAGGGGAAATCAAGTTTCTGTAACCCGCCCCACAGCTTCAACCAAGTATTCAGCAGATCCATGCACCGACCTAAAGCGGTGAACGAACTCTCACGCCTAGAAACTATGAAACGTAGAAAACTATCTCCACCGGATCACTTCCCCCGAGAATTAAAAGCCGCCTGGGTGATATATCCAGATTACCAAACAGGCTGCATGTTGCACCCTCAGCCTCATAACCGTGAACGCATTATAAAACTGGCAAGCGGTGGCTACTTCGCGAACGGCGATATGAGTCTGGCAAGCCGTCGGCAGATAAACGAAATCAGACAGTTTAATGAAATCCTAGCCACCATCCCATGACCTCATACCTACCTCTCCACATTCAGCGAACCCGTTTCCTGATCAAACTCAGGCTAGCTTCTAAGCACTACAGCCGCCCCCGAGAGACTGGAAATCCGGCCTATATGCCAGACGATCCAGCGCCCGCGCCAGCGCCAGCGCCAGCGCCAGCGCCAGCGCCAGCGCCCCCGGCTGTACGAATCACTGACAAGCGTCACTTGTTCCCTCAACGGCTCGAAGACTACCAGCTCAAGCGCTACTTCGACGCGCAGGCAGGCGACCGCGCCAGCTTCCGGCCCCTCATCCTGGCTTGCCTGGCTACCTGGAGCGCAATAATCGCCGCCGTCTGGTGGCTCAGTCAGAGCGCTTAGTCTGTAACTCACTCCACACCTTCACCAACCTCAATTCAACCCGCAAACACCGACCCAAAGCGGTGAACAATAGATTATGCACACAATCGAATCACTATTAGAAAAAGAAAAACAAGTGCGTGAAGCACTTACAGAAGCCGAGAACACCTATAAAAGAGACAGTTTAGCTATTCGTGTAGAACTAGGGAAACTTTTCGCTAAGGAACGCGCCCGCTCAGGTCTCTCAGTTTTTCAAATGGCGGTAATGTTGGGAACCAATCGAATGAGGGTTTTTTCGGTCGAGAACTCTGAAAAGGTACCTAACCCTTTTTCCTCACAAGCTATAGCCGATATGGTTAAAGCAGCGAAAATGATAGCCGATATATGCGAAGTTCAACCAATTAAACCGATTAGGAAAGGGAGACCAGTTAAATTCAAAGTTTAACCAATTCCGAAAACCGACCCAAAGCGGTGAACGAAATTATTTTATGAAATGCCTGTCACACCCTCACGAATACGCAATTTGGCTACAAGAAGTAAAAACTGAAGTCCAAAGATTAAGAGCTGAGATCCTAGCAGCTAATCGCTGGCACCACTTTTTCACCAAGAAGGATCTTTCAAGCTGGCGCTGGCAACAAAGCATCGAAGGTAAAATCAAGCCAGACAGTAGGGCAAACATACAGATCCAAATCCTTCGCGGATACCTAGACTACGTGAAACAGTAGTCTGTAACCCACTCCCACCCATCAAACAGCTAAATACCAACTCCGAAAACCGACCCAAAGTGGTGAACAACCTACCCACATGAAAAAGAAATATATCATCGAAGATGAAACGCCTATTATCCCCTGGTTAATCGCAGAGAGCGTGGCTGGGGAAGCCTATACGATCTCAGGATCTAAGCAGCTAACCGACCGATTAACCGCTCATCTTGTGGAAAAAGCTGAGAGAATTTACCAGAACAACGCGGACTTCCGTAAAGGATTAAAAAGCGAAGGCGGCAGAGACAAGCTGTATATGTTCATGCGCCATTGGTCTGCCGCCTTCCTGTGTACAGAAGGAGTTGCACGCAATATTATACCCGTACGTTGGATTAATGGTCTAAGTCTACCGAAACAAGAACGGGCAACTACCGACAATCTGTAACTCACTCACACCCATCAAACAGCTAAATACCAACTCCGAAAACCGACCCAAAGCGGTGAACAAAATAAAAAACTTTTGTCACTTGATTTCGATAAACTGAAAGAGTAATTATACCTCTATGCCTTCAAACTTGCACAGCATATCCGACTCCGAATGGAGTCAAAACGACAACCGCACACTCGCGGCTAAGTACCAAGCTACCAGCGCCGTCGTTAGCCAGTTCCGCCGTCTCCGTGGGAAGCCTAAAGGACCGCGCAGTCCAGGCTCAGGCAGACCTCAGAAGCTCGCGCTTAACGAGATCGACTGGTCACTCAGCAACAACGAAAATGCCAAGAAACTCGGCTGCACCCCATCCTACATCACGATCTTGCGTCGTAGTCGCAAAGAAACCGACTTCGCATAACGACAGCATGAAAACAAAACTCATCAAGCACCTACGAAAACTCCAGCGCACCGAGGCCGCGCTGGCTAAAGCCAAGGAGATCAGAAACGCAGCCCGCGTTGACCTGACAGTGGCCATATATGACGCCATGAAAACCAACAAGCTAAGGCGTAGCCACATCCTGAAGAAGCTCCAAGGATGGTCTTCCGACAAAGTCGGCAACATCATCCATCTGCATCAAGGGCTACGAACCGAAGCCGAGTGGCTCCAGCTTATCGACGCGGTCTCCAGCAAGTAACGATCAAACACCCATCAAACAAAATGAAAACGACATACACAAACGAACAACTCCAAGAAGCTATTGACGTGGCCTTTCACGAATCAAGCGGTGACGACGGATTTTGGATTGGCATCGCCCGCGCCTTTCTCGACAACCTGCCGGAGCAGACTGAGCAGGAAGTTTTGAGCCTCTCCCAACTCCGCCCACTCTCCGACATCCACCTGCCTTCCACAGAGAAGCTAGACCCTTTGGTAACGAAATCAGAATGGACACCGCAAGTCGGCGATGTCGTCAGGCTCAAGTCTGGCGGGCCGCTGATGGCTATATCAGGATTTCGGTTTAACGGCGATGTTGTGTGCCGATGGTTTGAGCACTTCACCCCTCACAATGGCACTTTTGAATTCTGTTGTCTCGAACCCGCAGCCAAGGAGGACGCACGATGAAAACGATCAAAGAATTCTGCGACAAACACTATGCCTGCCGCGACGGTCGAACATGGGCACTCACCCACTGCAAGGACATGAATGAGGTGTGGCAAACTGCGAGGCCCAACTGGCTGGTGTGGATAGCCACCCGAGAAGGAGTGCTGACCGACGTTGAGCTTAGGCGGTTCGCCGTATGGTCGGCTAGGCAGGTGCAACATTTAATGACCGACGAGCGCAGCCTCAACGCCCTCGACGTTGCTGAGCGTTATGCTAATGGCGCTGCTGCCTACGCTGCCCATGCTACCGCCCATGCTGCTGCCCGTGCTGCTGCCCGTGCTGCCGATGCTGCTGCCTATGCTGCTGCCCGTGCTGCTGCCTATGCTGCTGCCAGTGCTTCTGCCTACGATGCTGCCTACGCTGCCTACGCTGCCTACGCTGCCCGTGCTACCGCCCATGCTGCTGCCTATGCTGCTGCCGATGCTGCTGCCGACGCCGACGCCCATGCTGCTGCCTATGCTGCTGCCGATGCTGCTGCCACTGCTGCTGCCCGCGTTGCCGAAGCTGAATCCGCCCAAGCCCAATGGCTTCGCGACAACACCAAACCAAACTTTGCATAAGAAAACGATGAAAACACAAATCGAAAACCTAAAACAAGAACTCCGCGAGTTCCTTGAACTGTCGAAGACGATCACGCATGGGAAGTGGCGTGTTTTTAAATGTGTCGGATATTTTGACTGTCCGGGTATTGAAGCTGGCGATACGTCAGTAGTTGTCCTTGGTAGTAAAGCTGAGGACAGCTCTGGCGTTAGAACTGGAATTAATGACGCCACCTTCATCGCCCGTTCCCGCAACATCTCACCAGCGACGGCGGAGTGTTTGTTAGGCCAGATCGAATGGCTGGAGCAATACGCAGTCCCCGTTGAAAGCGCCAACCAACAACTCCAACAAATCATCACCATCTGGGAGGCAGCGAAATGACCCAAGAAGAAAAACGAATCAAACTAGCCGAAGCTGGTGGGTGGAAAGTGCATCCTAAAGACCGCTTCGTTGTCATCCCTCCAAACTCTCCACACAGTGTCCAGCCTCTGTCAACTATTCCCGACTTCTACACCGACCTTAACGCGGTGCATGAGTTGGAGAAGTTGCTGACTGAAAAAGGAGTAAACGCATGGTGGGAATACGTTAATCGCATTAATCGCCTCAACCCAACTCCATTTGGGCGCGAAACAGCAGTTCACGCAACCGCAGCCCAACGCGCCGAAGCAATCGGCTTAACCCTCAACCTTTGGAAACAATGAAAACCTACACCGTTAAAAAAATATACCAATACTCGGAAACTGTTGAAGTTGTCGCCGAAAGTGAACGCGAAGCTAAAGATCTAGCGCAAACCATGGAAGGGGATCGTAACTATGACGATTTCCTGTATGCTTGCGAGGTTATAAATTGCGAGGAGGCATTGAAATGAAAACCTACCCCTACATGGACGGCGACCAGCTGATTGAACTCGTCGAACAGCGCGAGTATGACGAGCTTGCAGAGCTTGCTCTCCAACTGGCCAACCTTCGAGCGGAAGATATGGCGACGATTAAGGATCAAAATGTCATGATTAGAACTTTGGCAAATGCCTTGGCTTTAATCACAGAGGAATATGAAGACCGAAGGTTCCAGTTCGGTGACGAATATTTATGGCAAAAGCACGAAGGCAATAACCCTTTGCCTACTGCTTTTGCAGCCATAAAAGCCTATGAATTCTCGAAAGGAGAACAGCCATGAACGCACCAACACCCGACTACGGCGAGCCGTGGAATTATAACTACGACCTCGATCTTGCGCTAACCCGCAACGGCAACGCTGGAGATGAGCGCCGAATAGCAGAATGCGTCAACGCCTGCGCTGGCATGGTTGATCCGGCTGAGGAGATTCAGGCGATGCGCGAGGCTATCAGGGAGGCGCACAAAATCATTCAGGTGCTCTATATGGACGCACTCGACCACCACAAGGAGAGCTGGCCGCGAGCCAACGAGTGGATGGAAAAATACGCAGCTTTTGCCAAACCTTAACTCTTTATTACAACATGAGCGATACACCGAGAACAGACGCAGCGCAGTTTGGCACAGGTCGAGTTAGTGTTGACTTTGCCCGACAACTGGAACGCGAACTCAACGAGTCAATCAAAGCCATCCGCGATGCCGACTTGGCTTTGCACAAATGCTTAAATTACCTGATCGTTCAACCAATCTTTACACGCAATAACAGCGACATTGAACGAGAATCGGAAACAATGGAATCTGTTCATCTTGCCCTCGCCAAACTTCGACCATTCATCACACCATGATACCGAATTATATTCCCTTAAATCACATCCCAGAAGAAATTTCAAACGCTGCTCTAACTTTACATGTTTACTTTGAGACACAAGGTATGCAGGAATGGGAGTTTAGTTACGCGGCCGATAGGAGGCTTGTCATAAAACTAGAACGCGAGCGAGACGCAGCACTAACCGCCAACGCCGAGCTTTTAGAGCGTCTCCGCGAACGCACCGAGTCACACCTTGCAGCGTCAGCCCGAGACGTGCAAACCATCCAACAGCAGGCCGTCGAGATCGACAGACTAAAAAATATTATCGACTATGGACAACATTGATCAATTCATCAAAAACAAAGTTGCCGAGATGCGACGAGCCGCGCCAGACTGCGACGTTTGGCTATTCCCTGAAGCGGAGGGATACACCGTTTACCCTGAGATCATTCACCTAGCTCTACCCAAAGTGAACGACTTCATCACCAACACCGCCAACTCAGGTAAAAACGTCGCGCTCCTGGATCGCGTGTCGCTCGGTCAACACGGCGGCTGGCGCACAATATTGATCGCCAAAATACCTGCGACGAAGAAAGTCGAACCGGAAGACGATTTCGTTTGACCTACGTATCATTCGGTGTTTCGATAACCCGAATTACCATGGCTAAACCAATTTTTGATTCTTCCACACCAATCGGCGTACGACTCCGAAGCATTCGCCAGTGGCGTGAGCTGACGATAGTGCAGTTACACGCCAAAGCTGAGGTAGGTGTCGGAACGATCTCAGATGTCGAGTCCGGCATCCGCCAACCAAACACAACCACTCTGATAAAGCTAGCTAAAGCTCTCAGAGTATCACTAAACACCCTGACGGGAGCATAGCCAACATGGCAAAATACTTCTACGGTAGCTCAGTCAAGAGCAACCGCGTTAAGCTGACGGCTGCCCGCACGTTCAGTGAGCTTGTCAAAAAGCATCTGGATACGGCTGTGCCCCTGCACCTGACACGGGACGAGTATAATTCTATCCCTTCTGACACGTCGGAAGGTAGAGCTGCGAGGCTGTCTGCAAAAGACACGACCTACCTTGTTGCCTGCGTTTATTCAGACGACGAGACCAGTCGCGAGCGTCAGTTCGCCGACAAAGCCAACTGCTGTAACCTGCTTTTCCTCGACCTAGACACCGAGAAAGGTGGAACTAGTCCTGCGGCTCCATTTCTGGCGAACCCAGACATCCTGCTGAAGGCCATGCGGCCCTTCAACTTCGCAGCCTATACGACGGCAAGCTCGACACCTGCCAAGCCTCGTATGCGGATCGTGGTGGACGCAGACAACATCACGTTGGAGGCTTATCCAGCCGCCGTTAAGACCATAGCGACGAGAATCGGACTGGCAAATATCACCCGCGAGTCTCTGACTCCGAACCAGCCGATGATCTGCCCGAGCTTGTTCTTGGATCAAGATCCTGATTCAGAGCATCCCATGGTGGTCAGTTTTTTGAAGGGTGACGCTTTCACACTATCTGACATCCAAGACGCGACGATCAATCCCGAGAAGTCGAGCAAGAAGATCTACAGCGAAGACGACGGACTCGAATACCTTCGAGCACCGCTGATGGGGGTCGAGTTCAAGGATGTCGTGGAGGCACTCAACAGCTTGTCACCGAACTGCAACTATCAAGAGTGGTTTGAAGTATGCTGCGCACTCCGTCACCAATACTCAGATACTGAGCAGGAAGACGCAGCCTACGAATTGTTCGATAAGTGGTCTGGCGAAGGTGATGGCTATCCTGGCCCAGACGGAACCCTGGCGAAGTGGAACCAAGTCTATACGACCCCAAGAGGTCGAGTCCCCGTCACCATCCGTACCCTCATCAAACGTGCGGCGGACGCAGGCTGGAACGCAGGGAAGGTCAAAGAAGACTGCTTCAAAGTCGTCAACGATTGGATCAACGACACCGCCAAGACGTTCCATGAGATGACGCATATTGCGTTGGAGAAGATCGCCCAGTTGCCGATTTTGACTCACGTCGAGGAAGGCACCCTGCTCAACTCCATTTTGCGAGCACTCACCAAGATCGGGGAAAAAGGACGCCTCGGAGATCTCCGTCAAGACCTCGACAAGCTCCGTAAAGCGCAACTCAAGTCAAAAACACCGGAAGAGTCCATCAAGAAAGACCCCGCTTGGACGAAAGGGTGGTATTACGTCGCCTGTCGCGAGCAGTTTTTCCGTCCAGCCTCTCACCAATGGCGCACGAAAGAAGCATTCAATGCTGAATACTCTCGCTTCCTGCTCAACACCGCCGAGCAACTCGAATCTCAGGGAAAAGACACGTCGGACGCCGCTCTGTATGTCCCGCCGATTCTCCCTCACCAATACCTGCTCAACAAGATTGAGTGTCCGGTCGTTGACGACACTACCTACGATCCAACCTCACCGAAAGAAATTTACAGCGAAGACGCAAACGGTCTCAAACTTGTAAACACTTACCGAGCTTGCCATGTAAAACCCAAAGCGTCTGACGCTGAAGCAGCCGGAGCCATTTTCCAAGAGCACCTGCGCAATCTAATCATCGAGACGGAATATCAGAGAGTCGTGCTCGACTACATCGCTTACCACGTCCAACACCCCGGTAAAAAATGTCGTTGGGCACCGCTTTTTCAAGGAGCGGAAGGCTGCGGAAAGACGTTTCTAGCCCTCCTGCTTGGAACGCTGCTCGGGGAAGAAAACGTGATGTACGTCAACAATGAAGCTATCCGAGGCAACTGGAATGAATGGGCCGTCGGATCTCAGATTACTGTGATTGGCGAAGTTCGCATCTCGGGACACAACCGCCATGACGTGATGAACAAGTTGAAGGATCTGGTCACAGACGACTTCGTCCCAGTGAACCGGAAACATGCCGACACCAAGAAATGCCGGAACATCACCAACTACATCATGTTCACCAACCACCACGACGCGCTCGCGGTGATGTCCGGCAGTCGCAGATACTTCGTCCTGAAGTTGAAGCTACAGACTGAAGAACAGGTAGCGGCTCTCGGCCCAGGATACTTCGACCGCATGTTCGGTATGCTGGCGAATCTCGGCGGCGGACTCCGCAGCTTCTTCGAGACGTGGGAAATCAGTCCTAGCTTCAACGCTAATGGACGAGCACCGAAGACCAAGTATCTCGACGAAATGATCGAAGACTCTGCTGACGAGGCTACCTCAGCTATCCGTCGCACCATTCGGGAGTCCGAGTCACCTCTGCTCAGAGACGACATGATCTGGGAGCCTAGCCTCTCAGGAGCACTCACCATGGAAGGGGTCAAAGAGAGTCCGCAGCGTATCGGCAAGTTGCTCAGAGAAGAGCACTTCCTACGAGTTCCGGGCCGACCGATGATCGACGGCATGAGAGGATACCTGTGGATCAAGCAGGGCAAGTTCGACGGCAAGATGCCCGCAGAAGTATTCCAGATCGCAAGAGATCGACTGGAAGGAAAAGAACCGAAACCGAAAAACGACGAGGAGGACTTTTGCTAATGCAACCAGCCGACTTTACGATTGACTTTTACCGCAAGTGCCTGTCCCAAGCGAAATGGCACAGCCAAGATGAGCGAGACACCGAGAGCATTTCACTACTCATCAAAGTAGCCAACGAACGCGGAGGCGACTTCCACAAGGCTTATATCCAAGCCAGCCTAAAAACCTTTCCAGTAGCGTCACAAGACGCGACAGAAAAACCACAACAAAAAACACGAAAACATACATCTATGAATACCCTGTTTAACGACATCTACGAAATCCTCATCAAGCCACTCGTCGAAGCTATCGACCGCAACACCACCGCCAAAGGAGTCATCATTCCGAACGACGTTTGTGTAGGCTCTGTAGGCTCTGTTGGCACCAATGAGTCCGAAGACAAACCCGCCGAACCCGTCAAGAAGCGCGGTACTAAGGCAAAAGCTGAGGCAGCACCTGCTCCTGAGCCAACGCCAGAACCAGCGCCAGCCGTGGAAGAGGAGCCTTACCTGTCCGGCACGGAGCTTGTCGAACTGATGAAGCCTCTCAAGGACACCAAGTACACCAAGCTGCTCGTCGATTTCCGCAACGATACTCTCGGCTTCGCCAAGATGACCCGTGAGATGTCTGACCCTGACATGCTCCGTCAGATGGAGGCCAAGATCCGCGAGTATCTCGCCGCCAACGAAGAAGATCAGAAGGAAGTCTAAACCGTTCCGCCGTCATCGGGCGCAGGTCTTCGGATCTGCGCCTTTTGGCAGTACAAGCCTATGAGCACATCCCGATACCTAAAATTAAATCTAAATGCTTCAGCCGCAAGCACTTGGAGTTCCTGCACGGCTCAACCGCACTACGTCGTAGCTAATGCTAATCGCATACCGCCGCAAGACACCGAGTTCTCGGTCGAAGGCACGGTAGCTCACGGAGTCGTCGAGTCGTTATTCAAGAAGACTAAACTGTCTGATAAAGCTACTCCTGAGATGAAGAAACACGGACAGATGTTCGTCGATTTCTGCCTCGATAAGAAAGCCCCCGGCGCAACGGATCACCTGAAACGCACAGGTATGAACGACAGATGGTGGAGCGAACTGAAAGTCAGTTTATTCTACATGCCTGCTCGCAACGGCTTCGTAGATTTCTGCTGCATCGCTGACGACGGTGTTCACATTGCCGACTACAAGTATGGTCAAGGTGTGGCTGTATCCGCCTTCGAGAACATACAGATGGCGATCTACGCACGGTCGATGATCGAGCAACTCAAGCTCAAGCCTGAAACTGTCCACATGCACATTTACCAGCCGCGAGTGCGTCAGGGAGACAAGCAGAGCACTTGGACCATCGACTACAAAGAGCTTGTTCAGTTCACCGATGACCGAGTTCTCGGACCAGCTGAAGACATCCAAGCCAAAGCTCTCACGTTGGAATTTCGCCCAGGCACCAAGACCTGTCAGTTTTGCCCCTGCGAGTCATTCTGCGAGGCCCGGACAAAGTGGTTGCTTGACGACACGCCACTGGAGACGATCACGACTGGGGAAGTGCCAAAACTGCCGAAAGCGGACAGCATATCGGACGATGTTCTATCCAAGATCGTGCTCAAGATCGACGACATCAAGAAGTGGTTATCTTCCGCTGAGAAATATGCAACTTCGATGGCCCTCAACGGCAAAGCTCTACCTGGTTTGAAGCTAGTCAAAGGCAAAGGCGGGCACCGTAAATGGGGCAATCCAGACCTCGCTAAAGAGAAGCTGCTGACCAAGCTCAAACGGGAAGACATCATCACCGAAGATCTGATCACCCCGACGCAAGTTTCTGAGTTCGAGCACGACTTCGAGAAAGAAGAGTGGAGTGTCATCCAGAAACTCATCGTCAAGCCGGAGGGCGGCCCGACGCTCGTTTCGATTGACGATCCACGACCTGTCTATGGATCGGAGAATCTGGTGAACGTGTTTTCCGATGAAACGGGAGCTGAAGATTTCTGTTAAATATCCTCTTGACAGTTTCCGTTTCTCGAACTAAAGTTACTTCGTTAAAGCGCAACAATGCGCCTCTTATACACTCAATCCAAACTACAATACTGATACCACTATGTCTGATCCAGCAACCGCCATCATCAAATGCCGCGTCGATTACCTTCACTGCTTCAAGCCGTTCGAGGGACAACTTAACCAAGGCAACCCCAAGTACAAAATTACCTGCATTGTCGATCCCAAAGACAAAGCCTCCATCGCAGCCATCGACGCCGCCGTGAAGCACGTCTCCCTCGACAAGTGGAAGAAATATCCGCTTACCTGGAAAGACCCAAAACGCTTCTGTGTTTCTGATGGCAACACCCACACCGACAAGGACGACGAGATCAAACCTGCTTACGCTGGTATGAAGGTCGTCTCCGCCAGCAACAAGAATCGCCCGGTCATCGTCGATACAGACGGTCGCACACCGCTCGCTGCCGAAGACAACAAACCCTACTCTGGTTGCTACGCCAAGGTCGTCGTTCGTTTCTACGGCACGGAGAACGGTGGTCGTGGTCTATTCGCAGGCTTCGAGGCTATTCAGTTCCTTCGTGATGGTGAGCCTCTCAGCGGTGGCGGAACCCGTGTCCGCGCTGAAGACGTGTTCTCCGACGAGTCCGAAGACTCAGGAGACGATGTCTAAACCAATTTGACTCAGCGGCGTGGACAGCGACACGCTACAAGCGACGGAATAATTACCGTAAGTGGAGTAAACCCACAGCCCAAGAACTTGTAGCAGGTGCAATTCCTGCCTGAGTCACTAATTTCCTCCCGCAGTCCGCAAGGACTCAACACTGTGTCAGCGATCTCACGCGGCTTATAAACCGAAAAGAGCGACAGGTGGGTAGAAAACCTGTGTGAGGGAGGCAGTATAACTCACGGGTATCAAAGGCCTGCACAAGAGACTGGGCAACCTGCTGACAATGTGGTGGCTCACCCATTTTGAAAATAGAATCCAGCGGCCAGACGCGAGAAAGCCCAGCGGCAAGACCCAGTAAGCGCTGATGTTCGGTCTTGTCGGTCAAAGCATAAGCGTTGCAGGCGGTGCCACATCCGCTAGCCTGCCCGTTGGATTCTGTTTTCCAACAAAGTATTGACAAACTCATACGCTTAGGTTACACATGAAAAATGAAACAAAAATCAGCAAAGCAGCGGCCACACTCGGAAAAATTGGCGGCTCTTCCAAGTCCGAAGCGAAGAGGTCGGCCTCCAGGAATAACGGTCGGAAAGGTGGGCGTCCGAAATCAAATGCTGGGAAAGACGTACGGTAGTCTTACCATCACAGGCATCCGGTACAATAAAGAGAGGCATGTAGAAGCTATTTGTGCGTGCGGGACAAAGTGGGCTGGTCGGTATGGTAACGTCCTGAAAGGAAAATCAACTTCCTGTGGATGCTCACGTTCACCTCGACACACAAAACCTAGGGAAATGGTAGGAAAAACATACCACCAACTAACCATTACTGCCGATGATGGGATGAGAGCAGAAGGAGTTTGCTCCTGCGGCAAGTTCTGGAAAGGAAACAGGTACCACGTGCTGTCAGGGAGCACCAAGTCTTGCGGGTGTTTGCAGAAAGAAACTGTCCGTAAGTTAAACCTTTCGCACGGGCACACTGTAGGCCGGAAATATTCAAAGATACTCCAAGCATGGAAAGCTATGCATATTCGTTGCTACAAAGATGAACCGATAAATCACCGATACAAAGAGCGTGGCATACAGGTATGCAAAAGATGGCAGGAAGGAGATGGATCAAAGTCAGGGTTCTTGTGTTTTGTTGACGACATAGGACAGCCTATTTCAGAGCAGCATACAGTTGAGAGGATCAACAATAACGGACATTACGAACCAGGAAATGTTCGGTGGGCCACCCACAAAGAACAAATGAACAACCAATGCCGCAATAAGATTTTAACTTTCAAAGGGCAGACTAAAACTCTAACGCAGTGGGCCGAAACAGTTGGGTTAAAACCTCAGACTTTGGCAGCTAGACTGCGTGTTTTTGGCTGGACCGTTGAAAAATCTCTAACACAACCTTTGCAATATGCCTGAGTACTCTTTTGATTATGAAACTAGGAGTCGTGTTGATCTTCGCAAAAGTGGGGCACACAGATATGCGCGAGATAATACCACAGAGATTCTATGCTTCAGTTTATTGAAGGAAAATCAAGAGCCTAGAATCTGGGTTCCGAAGAAATGGCGTTCTATTGTTCAAGGCTACCTTCCTATAGTTCCAGACAATGAGCTTGCTGATTTAAGCAAGCCAGAAGCTGTTGTGTCAGCATTCAACGCTGGGTTTGAGATTGCAATCACAGATTCTCTTTTTGAAAGCACTACCGGATACCCGGCTATCCCTCACAAACAGTGGAGGTGTGTTGCGGCTATGGCTAGACGAGCCGCTCTCCCAGGTAGTTTGGAGAAACTAGCCGAGACTTTGAATCTAACAAACTTGAAGGACAGTAAAGGGAAGGGTCTTATACGAAAATTCTCTGTGCCTCAGACAGCAGGCAAGCATAAAGGTCAGTTCATTGATCCGAATGATGATCCAGAAGCATTCAGAGATTTTTGTCAGTATTGTTTACAAGATTCTAGGACCGAAAGAGAAGCAAAAACTTTACTCAAAGACTTCGAGCTAACAGGCTTTCCGCTTCAAACTTTCCTGCTCGATATTGAGATCAACTGTCGCGGTTTCCCAGTAAATCTGGACGCGCTGCGGAAGGCTGAGAAGCTGGTGAACGAGGAGACTGAGAGATTGGAAACAGAATTTTTAGCTCTTACAGGTTTGAAACCATCCCAAGGTGCCAAGCTGCTTGTTTGGTTGAAAGAGCGTGGGTTTAAACACGACAATCTACAGGCAGTTACGTTGGAGGAGTTTTTTGAGACTTTTGATGAAGAGGACGAAGCAGCTTCACCTGAACTGAAGGAGGTGCTAAAGATCAAGAAGCATATCAGTTTCGCATCTCTGAAGAAGATCCCAACTATGATAAGTTGCGCTGGGCCGCAGGACAATCGCGTCCGAGGAACACATACCTACCATGGAGCAGGCACAGGAAGATGGAGCGCATCTTTGGTGCAGCCGCAGAACTTCAAGAAGCCCGCGCCATATATGGAGAGTCTATCTCCATCCGCTTACAAAGACATTCAAGAAGGTTGTAATACTGACTGGCTGCGTCTTAACTATGGACCCCCGCTGGAAGTTATTGCTTCCTGTATCCGTCATTTTATCCAAGACGGTAAACCGATGCTTAGCGCCGACTACTCAGCTATTGAAGCACGCCTACTAGCGTGGCAAGCTGATGAAAAGTGGAAGCTCGAAGTATTCAAAGGTCACGGAAAGATCTATGAAGCCGCTGCCTGCCAGATGTTCGGAGTCACGATGAAGGATTTTGACGATTACAAAAAGGAGCACGGAAAGCATCACCCATTACGTCAAAAAGCGAAGGCTGGCGAGCTGGCCTGTGGGTACGCAGGCGGGACAGGCGCACTTGTCCGAATGGGCGCTCTCAAGCAAGGACTCACCAAGAAGGAACTCCCAGGAATCATCATGTCTTGGAGAGAGGCCAACCCATCCATTGTCAAGATGTGGGGAGACATCGAACGAGCATCTAAAACAGCCATCAGGACTCCAGGAAAAGTATTCCCGTTTGGCAAAGGATGCTCGTTCTTTAGCACCCACACCGCAGGGATGAAGTATCTCTTCATGCGTCTGCCAAGCGGACGGAAGATAGCTTATCCAAGACCTGAGATCATTCCTCAGTTACGGTGGACCGAGATAAATTTCGTCAAAGATGAAAATGGCGAACTGGTCGAGGAACCGACAGTCAAAAAACTGTTCAACCCGACACCTTCACAGATTGAAGCAAAAAAGCAGAAGGAACTGGAAGGAACGGCGCTAAAACAAGCCAAGAAGCCTTACATCAAAGGAGTTCGTCTCGGTGAAGCCATCACCATCTTTTCTCAGCTACCCGCCAGCGTTCACTGGGGACGTGTCGAGACCCATCCAGGCATTTTTTGCAACAATCAGATTCAAGGAATCGCAGGTGACTTCATGGCGAACGGATTACTACAAGCCGAAGCAGCGGGCTATCCAACCCTGATGATTATTCACGATGAAGATTTAGCTCAGTATGACCTATCTGAAGATCGTTCTCCGAATCACTTCGTCGAGTGCCTCACCAAACTGCCACCTTGGGCTGAAGGAATGCCTCTTGCCGCTGAGGGCGGGGAGGTTGAATTTTATCAGAAATGAAACTAGACAGTTTCGAGAAACTGAAATAAAGTTACTGTCTAAACTATGAAACCTACCCTACTTGAAAAATTCCTTGTATTCTCCGCAGCAATCGTCGGTTCTCTGATGCTTGCAGGGCTCATTTCTCTGATCATCAGCTTGCCTGTGTGGCTTCTTTGGAACTGGCTCATGCCAGTAATTTTTGGACTCACGAAGATCACTTTAACCCAAGCCTTCGGCATCTTGCTTCTTAGCAATCTGCTGTTCAAATCGAGCGTAACTTTCAAAAAATAACATTTATGCAAAAGCTAAAACCAACCCGCGTTATGTGCGATCTGGAGACACTTTCGACCCGTCCGGGCGGAGTTATCACCTCCATTGGAGCAACCAAGTTCGACGAAAACGGACCTTACGGCGAGCCCTTCTACATGCGTATCGACCTGCAAAGCTGCGTCGATGTTGGAATGCTCATCGACATCGAGACGATCAAATGGTGGATGCGTCAGTCGGACGAAGCTCGTTCTGAATTTCAGAAAGAGGCTTTCGCTATAGACGACGTTCTCAATTCTTTCACTGAATGGTTAGGCTACCCAAGCAACGTCGTTGAACTCTGGGGCAATGGAGCCAACTTCGACAACGCTCTCCTGAAAGCTGCCTACGACAATATCGGCCTAAAAGCACCTTGGGCTTTCTGGCATGACCGTTGCTACCGTACTCTCAAGGCGATGTATCCGCACATCAAGATGCCAAAGCGCGTTGGGACGCACCACAACGCTCTCGACGACGCCATCTCGCAAGTGAACCACCTGATCTTGCTACCATGCTTTCAGGAACTGTGCGCAGCGGAAAACCAAGCTGCGGCAGATGCAGAACAACAACTCAAACTGGAGACGTTTTAATATGATCCTACACCAACAAGCAAAAGATTGGCATGAAGAAAAAGAATACCAACTCAAAGAAGTGGTAAAAAATTCCAGCCGTAAAATAGCAGCTTTAGAAGCTGAAAACGAACAGCTTCGTAAAACTGTAGCTTTTCACGAAAATTACATTATCAGTAAACGCGAAGAACGAGCTTATAGCATTATTGTCGCTATGATTCAGTCTAAAAATCCTAGCTATAGACTGGATCTCGATGTAAAAGAAGGGGTTAAAAAAGCCTATGAGATTGCAGACGCTTTAACTTCAGGGGTCGAGACATGAAACCTGATCTCCGTCAGCAACTCAACCGCATTATTACGAACTTCGTTCCGCCTGTGTTCCTGCTCGGGTTCACTTTTGCCTTGGTTTCGTATGTCCTAGTCCGGTGCTCGGCTCCAAAGTGGATCGAACGCTTGGAGAAGAACGTCCGAGTCGAGGAGGCAAGACTATGAAACTCATCGGTCCCCAGCTCGAAAAAGACATCGAACGCAAGATCGGTGACTTCGCCAAGAAACACAGTTGCTTGTATATGAAGTTCACTAGTCCGGCGAGGCGAGCCGTGCCGGATCGGATGATCATCACCTCGCAAGGTGTGATTGGGTTCCTCGAAGTGAAGGCCAAAGGCAAAAAGCCGACCACACTACAGCTGAAAGAGATGGAGCTGCTCGCGTCACATAACTGCAACGTGACTTGGTGCGACGATGTCGAAGGCGGGCAAGCCTTCATTCGGAAACTATTAGGACAAACAACTGAATTTTGCTGATGAAGTTCCCCTCCTCAGAACCACAGGATCTGTTGACCCAGCACCTGCTCGACCACGAACACGCCCTCGGCTTCGTCGGCGTGGGTATCGGTAAGACCGCAGCGACGCTCAACGCACTGAACAAGCTATTCCACCAGAAGAAGACCATTGGCGCTCTGGTGCTGGCTCCTATGCGCGTTGCCAACCTAACATGGCCTTTGGAGGTCGAGCGGTGGGACGACTTCAAATGGATGAAGGTGGCGAACCTGCGCTCTCCGGCTGGCAAACGGGCATTCCTGCGTAACCAAGCCCACATCTATGTCTGCAACTACGAGTCTATACCCAAGCTCGTAGAGTTAGTGAAGACTCGGAAGAGCCTGGGTCTCGGACTTCCGTTTGATCTTACGATCATAGATGAATCAACAAAACTAAAAAACCCTACCGGACGTAGGGCAAATCTCTATAGACGAGAAATACCCCATGATCAACACAAAAGGATCTGGGCGCTCACAGGAACACCAGCTCCAAACTCACTCCTCGACCTATTCGCCCAAGCTCGCTTCGTCGATAACGGAAAACGTCTTGGACGAGCCTTCGAGCACTTCAAGCAGACCTACTTCAAGCAGACAGGTTACGGAGGCTACAAGTGGAAGGAACTACCTGGCTCCAATGAGGCCATCGAAAAAAGGCTAGCTGACATCACGCTCACTCTTCGTTCGAAAGATTGGCTCAACCTGCCCGAGACAGTGGTCGAGGACGTGGAAGTCAAACTCCCACCGAATCTTGTCCACGACTACAAGGAGTTTGAGAAGGAGCTAGTTCTTCAGTTGAAGTCTGCTGAGATCACCGCGCCGAATGCAGCGGCTCTAGTCGCCAAACTGCTCCAGTTCACGTCTGGCAGCATCTACGACGCCGATAGCAAGTGGCACGACATCCACGATCTGAAAATCAAAGCTCTGGAGAAGATCATCAAGCAGACAGATGGGCCTGTTCTCGTAGCGTGCGCCTTCAGACATGAACAAGAGCGACTGCGCAAAGCGTTCCCACAGGCTAAGTTCTTTGCGGACGCCAAGAACCAGACCTCACAGAAACAGTTGTTGGAGGACTGGAACAACAAGAAGATCCCCATCCTCGTAGCTCACCCCAAGAGTGTCGGCCACGGACTCAACCTACAGCACGGCGGCAACACGTTGGTATGGATGACTCTCACCTATAGCCGTGAAGACTACGAGCAGATGATCGCCCGTCTCGACCGTCGAGGACAAGACACCGTGGTGACTGTTTACCGTATCCTCTGCCCTGACACAGTTGACTACGCTGTAGCGAGTGTCATCGAAGAGAAGAAGATGATCGAGGACCGACTGCTCACCGCTTTACAGTTGCTAGAGTCGTTCAGAGAAAAAGGAATGCGCCTCCCAAGTCGCATAAGCGCATCAAACAAAACTGATGCGGAAGACGAAGATTTTTGCTGACTTTTATGTGTAACCGTGGAATAATTGAACATGAGCCAACCTTCAAACTTATTAAAACTGAATGCCAAAGACACCGCAAGATTTTGGAGTCGAGTTGACAAGATAAACGGCCCTTTACCAGACCAAACCAACAAGCATTATAAAGGTTTGGATAGGTGCTGGTTGTGGCTAGGGAATAAAGACACAACTGGTTACGGGCAGTTATGGGCAAACAGGCATCAACTGCAAGCGCATCGGATAGCCTGGGTTCTTGAGTATGGGCTAATACCAGACACCCACTCCCCGAATAAAACGTGTATCCTACACAAATGTGACCAAAGAGATTGCTGCAACCCACTACACCTTCAACTTGGAACCCTTTTAGATAACGTGTGCGATATGGTAGCTAAAAACAGGCAAGCTAAAGGCGATGCAAACGGGTCTAGGATACATCCAAAAAGCCGTCCACGAGGAGCTAGGCACCACGCAATACGTTGTCCTGAATGTTTAGCTAGAGGCGAAAGAAACGGTCTCGCCAAGCTCACACCCGCTGCGGTCAAACGCATTCGTCGAAGGTATGCAGAGGGGGGTATTACGCAGCAAATGTTAGCCGAACGAGTTGGAGTGACAGCCTCAGTTATCAGTAAGGTTGTTCGGCGTGCTCTATGGGCACATATTTAAACCGCGAAGGTACGGTTGCGAAAAAACCCCTAACAATAAAACACGAAGAGGACTTTTGCTAACCTATGACTGATCAAAAACTACTCGAAACCTTTACCAAACGCTATCACGAATACGACACCCTTCTCGCTGAAATTGAAAAACTCCAAAAGGAGATCGTCAACCGGGTCAACCTAGGACGAGGCAAGCAAGAAATGCTGATTCGCGAACTGGCAGCTAAAGCCAAGATGAAAATGTCCCGAGTGGTGTCTGTCACCTACAACACCGCCACGCTGAAACCTTCAGAAGCCAGAGCCTTACTCAAAGTAGTCAATGGCTAAGAGACAGAAAGAGTGGGCTAAGAAAGCTAGGTTTGAACTTCTGTTCAAGCTGGGAGGCACTTGTTTTGAGTGCGGAACAGACAAGAATCTCGACTTCGACTGCATCCTGCCCCAAGGAGACGCTCATCACCGATTGGACACAGCGAGACGAATCAGTTTTTACCGGCACCAACACCGCGAAGGTAATCTCCAGTTACTCTGTCGCCACAAATGCCACAAAAAGAAAAATGTTGCTGACCTCAAACGTCAGCAGGAGAAAGAAGAAAACGAACCATTTTGATACTTATGACTGAAGAAAAAATACCGACACCACCCGCAACCCACATTATTTACACCGGACCAAAAAAGTGGCAAACCCTGCCGCCAGGATCACTGTTCTGGTCATCTTCAAACGAAGTATGGACTGGCGGCACCACTACTGCTATTCCATGCAAAGGCTCCTACTACGCCGTTCCCGCAAACTCTTCAGCGCCGGATACGATACCTCCACCTCCATCGACACATACGATACCTCCACCTCCATCGACACATATCCTGTATGCTGGACTACGCTCTTGGCAGAAACTGCCTCACGGATCTTTGGTCTGGGATGAACGAACGGAAGTTTGGGATGGTTCAAGCCAGTTACTGCTAGCAGATCCCGAAGACTATTACGCCATCCCGATTAACGTCACGCTGCCGCCAAACTACAAAGCTCCAGAGACGACAACAGACATATTGGAGGAGGCCAGAGACTTGATTCGCGGAGACCGAGCTGAAAGCTACGGAGAAGCCCGAGCTAGTTTTGAACGTATCGCGGCGCTCTGGAGTATCTATAAAGGATTCACCATCACAGCAAAAGACGTGGCGGATATGATGATCCTCTTGAAAATCTCGCGTAGCGTCACCAGTCCTAAACACGACAACTGGGTGGATATTATTGGTTATGCTGCATTGGGATCTGAACTTGAATCAACTACTGAAAAAAACTGACGTATGAGAAATGTAAACTGTCCCAAAGCCCGAGTCTATATCCGTTGCGATGCCTTCGGAGGATCAGAATCTGAATACGAACCAGCTTGGCTGGTATCAGTGCGAGCTATGCGAAACCGACCACTTTGTTTCCAAGTGTGGGTGGACAAGTATGCTGCTTGTTTCGACAAAGTGCCTCCACATTGCGTGTTCTGGTTTGAGCCAGACGAAGACGACAAACGCAATCTGCCTTTGCACAAAGTCCAGATGTGGGAGTGTCTTTCCGGTTCTATCGAAGTTTGGCGCAAAGACCAACTGGCTGATGTTCCGGTGCTTATCAATCTAGGAAAAGGCTTCGCTCCAGCTAGAGGTCATTACTGGTTCACTATCGACTACCTTCCAGAGGGTCAATCCTCTGGGTTGTTCGACATTGGGGATGCCGAACTGCTCGAAGAACACAAAGAAGCCAACGTGATCAAACTGGAGAATGGGCAGTTAGCCATCTACCCAAACAATCGCATCAAGTGGCTACCAGTTTCATTGACTGGGAAAGACGCTGCATCAGCTATCCCAGATTGGGACGCTGCAACTAACGCACGATGGGATGAAAGTTGGCTCGACTCCGACGAAATTCTTGGCGATGCTAAGTGGGCCTATTAAATTGAGCTAATGCTAAAAACTCCTCCCAAGCGACCGCCAATTCCTGATTCAGCCAAACGACTGAAGTATGGGATAAAATGGAATCCCATCTGTGATTTAAACACGGGTAAGATACAGGCTAGGTTGCCAGATGTCTTAATCGAGATGCAAATTCTCAGGGATTACGACAAGATCCTTCGCATCCCAGAAAGTGATCTGATGCCTTGGGAGGAGCATTTTAAGCTGTTCGTCAACCATGTTCTAGGAAGACAAGACTGGCCTTTCAAGTGGCATTGGAACCCATACTCAGAGACCATTCTCCGACACGTAAGGGACGAGAAACTCATGGCTATTTCCGGTCACGCCAGTTCCGGTAAGTCTGCATTTCTCTCCATGTATGCAGTCTGCATGTTCCTGATATTCCCAGAGAGCACAAAAGTCTTAATCACTTCGACCTCGCTCAAAGACTCTCGAAACCGAGTCTGGGGTGAGGTCGAACGGATGTGGAATGAAGCGAACCGCTACTTCCTATCTCTATACACCGCTTTGAAACTACCTCCGGTAATGCCTGGCAAACTGGTATCATCCGCAGGTAAGATCACAGGTCTCACGCCTGAAGGAAAAGCCAACGACCTCGTCGGCATCGCTCTGGTAGCTGGCGGTAAAGGTAATGACGATGTCAGCAGTCTGATCGGCTTCAAAGCTAAAAACCTCTTGCTGCTGGCTGATGAGCTTCCGCTCCTGACTCACGCTCTTTACGACGCCACCTCGAACTTGATGGCTAATGACGGCTTCAAAATGCTAGCTTCTGGCAACTTCAGTTCCCAGTTCGACCCGATGGGGCTTTTCTGTGAACCCAAAGAAGGGTGGAACAGCGTCGATGAGAATACCTTCGAGTGGAGAACCAAAGTCAACGGCTTCTGCATTCGCTTCGATGGAGAGCTTTCGCCGAACGTGCGAGCAGGAAAACAGGTGTATCCCGGTCTTTTGACCCGAGAAGGGTTGGATGAGATCAAAGCTCGTTTCGGCCCTCGATCCCCAGGCTACTACCGAATGGTGAAGTCTTTCCCGTGTCCAACAGGAGCCACCGACACCATCTATTCGGAGCCTGAACTGACAGCGAATCTGTGCGCTCACGGGGTCAACCAGTGGCTTTACAAACCTACCCCCGTAGCTTTCTTAGATCCATCTTTCTCCAAAGGTGGAGATGCCGCCGCAGCCAGTTTTGGACTTTTCGGTATTGCCCAGATCAATGGAAGCAACCGTCAGATACTCCTGAAGACTGACACGTTGGATCTGATGAAGCAGGTAGATGCACGACACAAGACCAAAGACCGAAACGAGCAACTCGCGGAAGCATTCATTGCGGAGTGCGTGAAAAGAAACGTCGCCGTCGAGGATCGAGGCACTGACGCTACTGGTGGCGGAGATCCGTTTGCCACAATCCTTGCTATGAAGATGGGTCATGGCTTCCAGCTTGTGTCTTTCGGAGGGGCTGCTTCTGATATGGTCGTCAGCACGACTGACAAACGGAAAGGCAAAGAGCGCTTCGTGAACCGTGTCTCCGAGCTTTGGTATGTCGGGAAAGAGTTCGTCGCCAGTGGGCAAATTCGCGGTCTGGATGCCGAGACAATGGCTGAGATGTGTGATCGCACCTACTCAGAGCGAGGGAATAAAGTTCAGGTCGAGCCGAAGGACGACATGAAGAAGCGCACAGGCGTTCACAGTCCCGACCGAGCTGACTCATGGGTAGGGCTTATCGAGATTTGCCGACGCAGACACAAGTTCATAGCGGCATCTAAGGCCGCAGCACGACCAAAAGTCACCTCACCACAACTACCTTGGTGGGAACCGTCGCCTCCTCCGAAACCTTCGTTCCGAGACGATCTCGTTGGAGACGCAGGGTGGAGTAGTGGCGGAAGTAGCAGCGGTTGGGGGGAATAAAGTTGACTGTAAAGCTATCTTCGATAATCTGAAAAAGCTATTATGAACGAACAATCTAAATCCCACATTACTCGGCTACGCAACGATGACTACCGTTTTCTCCGAGGCTCGGTTCTTGACATTGGTTGCGGGCCTGACCCGATCAAACTGCCTCACCCAACTAAAGTAGTCGGTTGGGATCTGGGTGATGGAGATGCTCAGTATCTTGAAACTATTCAGGATGGGAAGTTCGATGCCGTGACTGCTTCGCACTGCCTAGAACACATGGTCGATGTCCGTACAGCATTGAAGAACTGGAGCCGAGTTCTAAAAGAAGGTGGATACATGCTAATTTACGTCCCTTCGTGGACTTTCTACGAACGTCGTCAATGGCCTTCTCGTTACAACGGAGATCACAAAGCTAGTTTCGACTTAGTTGACCCTGAAACAAAACCGCAACACCCATTCTACGGTATGAAAGAGATGCGGGAGATCGGTTTATCCTGCGGCTTGACGCTTGTGGACGCACGTCTCGAATTGGATCACTACAAACTTCACAAGACGAACGATCTGAGCCTCGACCAGACCATGCAGGACGCATTGGCGCAGGTGACGTTTATTTACCTCAAAGCGTAAATGTATGCTGGTCTCATCCACAGGTGACGCAGGTGACATAATTTTCCTCCTGAATCTGCTGAAGCATATTCCCGGAGGACCGCATTCGCTTGGCCTACGTCACTCCCAGATGACCAAAGCAAAGACGGCAGACAAAGCTGTTCTGTTGTTCAAGCTGCTGGAGCCACTCGTCGCACAGCAGGGCTACATCAAAGAGTTCAAGATCCTAGAACCGTCTGATAAAGTTGACTGGGTAAGCGAGGACTTCAGAAGCCTGAAACACTTTACAGAAGGTGAGACGTTGATGCAGGCTCATTTGAACCACTACAACATGGTCAAGCAGTCTCGGTTGAAGATAAACGGGGCTTCACCTTGGCTGACGGTCAAACCGTCGAAGGAGTCCAAAGGTCGAGTTGTCGTGAACCTGACAGAACGCTACCGGAACCCTTCTTTCCCGTGGCAAAAGATCACCGACCACTACAAGGATCTCATTCTGTTCGTCGGCCTAGAGCATGAACACCACTATTTCTGCCGCGACTACGGCAAAGTGGAGCACGCTAAAACAGACAACCTGCTCCAAGTCGCTGAGTTAATTGCAGGCTCGGAGCTATTCATCGGGAATCAGAGCAGTGCCGGAGCCATTGCTGAAGGACTCAAACACCGCCGAATCCAAGAGACGAGTCTCATATTTCCCGACTGCGTATTCCCGCAAGCCGCTGGTCTGCCAGAGGTTCAACACGTCGCGAACGGGGAAGTTGTACTTCCAGCTATAGGCAACCTACCAGCTTTGTCTCTGGCTTCCTGCGATCCAGTCTTCAAACCTTTAGATCTAATCACCGCGCCGCCAGGTTTCTGGCAATACCCAGGAGTGAAGAAAAACCTTTCGATCAACCCAGTCGCTTCAGAAGTAGCCAAGACGAAAAACATCCCGTTCCAGCAAGCCAGAGAGATGGTTTACGAATATCAATGCGCTCGTTTGCCGGAGTTCTTCGCTGCGGAAAAAGCTCATTTAGAAAGATTCAAACGTGCAAAACAAAATGCAGGTTGACGAAGTTGTATAGTTTCGATATACTGAAAACCTATGATCGACATCGACTATCAAAATATCAACCGACTATCACACGTCGTATATCAAAACGCTGTAGCCAAAGGCTTTCACGAAGCTGGTAAAACAGAAACTGAAGTTCAAAAACTGGCTCGCTACACAGCCAATCTCCATGGTGAGGTGAGTGAACTTTGGGAAGCTGCTCGGAAAGGACAGCTTCAATCTCCTTGCGATAAAGACGCAGTCGTGCAAGATCTCGGTGGGTCTCGCTCTCTGACCTGCGCAGAAGAGGAACTGGCTGACATCATCATCCGCGCACTTGATACCTCCGCAGCTTTGGGCCTACGTATCGGCGACGCCATCAAGGCGAAGCACGAATACAACCTGACACGTTCACATAAACATGGAGGGAAGCTCGCTTGATATGCTAATCGTCATTCCTGTCGGCCCGTCCGACGCCCAAAATCTTCGCCTCCTAACTCAGGCGATCAACCGCCTTGGAGTTGTTGAGGCTCCGATTCTCATCGTCTCCGTGCCTTCGTTACAAACTGAAGCGGAGTCAGCAGCTGCCCTGCTCAACGCAACGGTAGTCCTCACCGAAGACGAGTTTGCGAACGGCTGGCCTGTCGGACCTGATCGCATGTTTGTCTGGATTATTCGCCACCTCGCTGAGATCGGTAACGACCAGCCTTGGTTGTGGCTGGAGCCGGATGCTTGCCCAATCAAGACAGGATGGGATGTGATGCTCCGAAATGAGTATCACGCGGCTGGGAAGCCTTACTTCGGCTACACTCGTCCTACAGCATGGCGTGATGCAGAAGGTAATCTGACGCCTATCGAAGGTGACGACATGCTACTCGGTGTGGCGATCTACCCACCGAACATGCACAAGGATAAGGAACTGGCTCCACTGTTGAACGATCTCAGTCTTCCAGACCCAGTATCACATCCGCCCGTTCCTTGGGACATCTATCTTCGCTGGGCGTTCTTCCGCAAAGGAGTCCACGGTGCTCACGTCATCTACGACCGCTGGCGCACCTGCAACTACGTCCGTGGTGAGTTTGATGAAATCATCTGTGAGCCTCTACCTACTGAGAAGAACGCCGTCGGAGGCACTATTCCTGACGAAGCTGTTATCGTGCATGGATGCAAAGACGGATCACTGCATCGGTTAGTGATCGGTGAGAAAGCAGTATGGCCTAAAGTGATACAAGGGCCGGAAGGCGCAGGTAAAACATTCCTCAAAAAAATAGTGGAGAGTCAGACAGATGGCGTGCTGGTAAATGAAGAAGCCTTGAAAGAGGATTTCAAAGATTGGGTAACCCCTGCGGAAACCGCACAACCAATCAATACCTTGATCGAAAAGCAGCCTCTGCCTGATAAATCAAAATCCGTCTCACTCACCAAAGAACAGCGTGTCCTCGAAGCATTAAACACGATGGATCAACCTCGTGTCGGCGCTATCGTCGAGTTGAGCAAACTGGATAAAGCGACTGTCAAAAAGATCCTGCCGACACTCGGTTACGAGGTTCTTCACGCAGGATGGGTCAGAAAACTCCCAGATAAATAATCACCATGTCAAAAACAGCTACTACCAACTCATCTCACGCACTACCTACCCAACACCCATTCTTGGAGCGGGTAAAAACACCTATGCAGAAGCTCCTCGCCCGTAAAGCAGAAGACTCGCAACTGGAGCAAAAGACAGCTAAAGGCATTGAGCTAGCTCTCAATAGCCTTGAAGACATCCCCGGCGTGCCTGGGAAACTTCACTTCCAGATCCTCGTCACTGAGGAAGGGTATCAGGTTCACACAGCCTTGGAGAAACGGATCATCACTCTGTAAGCATCCAGCACCCCTCAGCATAGTCGGGAGTAGTCCCCAACTTCTCATCTACAACCTTCAACACCGCCAACGGCACTGCTGTCTTGGCGGTGATGTCGCATCCACAGGCTCCGCAAGCACGTTTATGTGTCTCAGAGACTCGGTAGAGTTTCCGTCCAGCTAGTAGCTCGGTCGTTTTTTGTGCGATCCAGACACAGAACTTGCACCCACCCATGTTGATATTCTTTGGGCAGGTAGCGCAGATGTCGATGCGACGACGTTGTTCCTCCTCACCTACCACGGTTTTAGAAGCGTTCAGTTCAAGCATGGTGGAGACAAACCGCTGGACATCGTCCTGCGTGTAGTAACGGGCGATATGACCGACTTCCGCACACGGAAGATCCGGGTTTTCCTGACAAAGAGTGTCTTGAAGCTCTTCTACCCAGCCGCCTTGCAGAGGCAGATCATTAGCTAGTCTATGGGCTCGAATTCGCTTGATGAATCCACCCCAGTGTATGTCTTTGAACGATACTCCCGTCTCCGGCTGCGTGTAAGTCCACATGCCAGAGACGGGGCGAGAAGTGTCTAGTAACTGCTTCATTTCTTACCAGGAGTATAAGTCTGAACACCCATACCGAACAACTGAAGAGTCGTCAAAGCAGTAGCTTCTGGTATCCCTTGAGACTCAAATGTCTCTTTCATTTCGGTAAATGACATGGGGATGAGCATACGTTTGGTTTCCTCGACCACATCGGTAGTCTCACCAACGACGTTCTTCCCAGTAATCACGTTCACTAAGGAACCGACGATAGGGCTGAACTTGGTTCTAGCGAAGTTACCCATAACGTCAAAAGAGTCATCAGCTCCGTAAGGGACTTTTTCGCCTCTGATCGGGACGATTTTACCAGAAGCCTGTTTCTTCTCGCCTGAGACCAAACGAGAAACTAGCACCGTGGCTTGAATCAAACCACTTAGAGGATCAACTCGGGTGTCACCGAAACGAATCTTTAAGAAGTCGCTGGAACGTGGGTCAGTTTCAATAGGTTCATCTTCGTCATCTTGGGCGAGCATCCCGAGAGCGTAAACCAGCAAAGCTCCTGTGAAGAACTTTGCGTATTCGCGGAGAACGAGAGCTTTCGTGCGGCCAGAAGCCGTGAAGTAGGGGTATCCGGCTAGGATCTGGAAACGGCTAGCTACGAGACGTGGGGCGAAGAAAACGGTATTCAGCGCCGTTCCGGCTTGGTTGAACTTGCCGAGATCACCGCGCCCAGTGGCGATATTGATGAAGTTTGCCACAGCACTCATCTCTTGCGGAGTAGGCTCAGATCCCTTCTTCAGGTTGGCAACCATGGCATCAAAGGTATCCATGCGGAGACGATTCAGGAACACGGTATAAGCTCTCTGGGAACCTTGAATGGCGCTGCCAAGATACAAGCCGCGAGCACCTTTCGGAAGTTTGTCGATCCACCGAGACATGAAGGCTTCCTCCTGTTTGCTCAGCTGATCCACTTTGTTGACATCAGCCAAGAACAGTTTCGACTGCTGGTAAGCACCGTTTTTGAAGTTTTCTCGGTTCTGCAAACGAAATTTCTCTTCCTTGGCGAATTTATCTGAGCCAAAAGCTTGGAACATAGGTCCAAGATTACGAAAACCTCGAACAGGATTACCTAGAACAATGAAACCGCCTTGACGCAGCACGGCACTAACGTCGAAACTGGTAAGAACTGCGCGAGCAGTATTGATGATCTGCTGTCCGGCATCCAGAATCTTTTTACCAGGTCCGCGAGAAGCCAGATAACGCTCGAAAACCATCTTTGCCCACTGCTCTTTTAGCTCCTCCTCTTTAACTTGAAGGTCTAGAAGCTCTTGATCTGTGGCTTTCTGACGCTTCACAGGTTTGCTGAAGTCGCCCTTATCCATGCGTTCCTTCAGCTTCTTCATCCGTGTCTGGATGCGCTTCTTGTCGGTTTTGAGCTGCTTGGCGATTGGGTCAATCGCAGCTTCGCGTTTCAGCTTTCTCAATTCAAGAAGCTGTTTTCGGAGAGTATTCTTAATCTCACGTTTTTGGGCAAGTTCTGGCGTCTCCGGCGTCTTCGATGTCCGCTTTGGAACGTCATAGTTGCCAGAAGTGAGCATTTTCTGCATACGCTCAATCGACTTGTCGAGGGCTGCGGTGGCCATCTTGATTCGCTGCTCGTCAGACATTCCTTGGCGTCCGAACAACTTCAGCCGCTCGGCTTTAATTTGGTCTTGCAGTGCCTCTTTCTGTGCCACCAAGGCTAGATACTCCGCAGTCTCAGTTGGTGTCCGGCGCTCGGGGCGTGTGAAGTCTTTCTCGTCGATTTTGCGTTGAAGCTCTTTGATGGACTCCTTCACGGACTCAACAGCCGCTTTGTCGATGTCTTCTTGCGTTTTGGACTTGTCAGCCTCGATCTTGCGGAGTTTCGCTACTTGGGCGTTAAGTTCGTCCCGCTGTGCTCTCTTTTTAGCGAGTTCCTCAGTGTAGATCCGAGTGTCCTCTTTCGGAGCGAATTTTCCTTCAGCTAGCGTCTTCTGAAGTTCTGCGATGCGAGCGTCCAGTTTCTTCATCTCCTCGTTCACCAACTCCGCGAAGGTGGGTCCAGCAGGTGCGTTGACGAAGTCAGAGATGCGTTTCAGCTCGTCGCGAAGTTCAACCAGTTTTTTGGTTTCAGCATCATATTCTACAGTTGGACGACGTTGAATTTTTTTCCGATTATTGATCTCGAAAGCTAGGTCGTCTATCTGATTGTTTAGACGGGCTTTGATGGCGTCGAGCGGGGAGCGAAGTTGATCCTCTCCTGCTTCATAATCGCGACCCATCATACGAAGCTCGCGAGCGAGTTTCTTCTGTTGGAGACGGATTGCTTGAGTGGCTTTGTCTCGCTGAGGACCGGACTTCAGAGGCGCACGTTTTGCTTCAGCATCTTCGATGGCGGATTGCAGTTTACCAAGCGCACTAAGCTGGCGCATTTGCTTCGAGAGTTCGTCCTGCGAAGGCATCAGGATCTTACCGTAGCCAGAGAACAAGTCACGGATTTCACGCTCAGTGATGTCGGGGAAGAACTCTCGAACGTCTTCAGTGACTTCACTGATGACGCTGGTCAGGTCAGCAGGACTCATTTCAAGCAGCTTGGCAGCTTTGCTCTCCTCTGCCCGTTTCTTCATCTTCTCCACAACCAGGTTGTAAACCGTGCGGGAGTCGAGTTGCTCTTCATCAGCCGCAATAGCTTTGACCTTGTCGATAGCTGGAGCTTTTGTTTTCCGAGTCTTGAGAGGAGCTTCTGAAGCAGGTAATTCTTCACCTGCATCGAATGCTTTAGACTCTTTGAAAAGTTGCTGCATCTCGTCATCCGTGAGGTTGATGTCCTCACTACGCATTTTGGAGACCCAGTCAGCGAACTTAGTGACGCCTTCAGCGATGTAGGTAGCGCCGATGATAACATCGTTCACAGCCATCGAAGCGGCTTTGACGAGCACCACGTCACTGTAAAGATTGCTGCGGAGTTCAGCGTTTCTAGCTCGGGCAGCAGCACGAATTTCTTCCCATTTGTTTGGAGTCTTGGCAGCTTCTTTCTTTGCGGCCAGATACTCAGCCTTACGTTTCTGCATCTCAGCTACCTTCGCAGCGTCCGCTTTAGCGCGGTCTTCGATGTCTTTAAGAACTTCCTGACGACCTGCTTCAAAAGCGACTTTCTCAGCTTCAGCTAGACGGTCTGCTAAGAGATCAGCTTGCCCAGATTCCACTTCTGCGAGTTTCTTCTGAGTTTCTTCGAGCTGTTTCTGAAGACGTGTGACCGTAGCTATATCTGCCTCTGACAAATTTCCGTCGTTCGCCGCACGTAGCGTAGAGATCATCTTAGCTAGTGTGTAGTCCTGTCTCGCTAGCATCTTGCGGGCATTCAAAGAACGTCCCTGCTCGGTGCCTGCTACCGCAAGAGCGTTGTCGAGTTCCGTGAGCGACGTGATAGCGTTGTCCAGCGCTTTTCTCTGATCTTCGTTGTTGCCTTTCGGAGCTTCGTTGAACTCGATCATAGCGAGGTCAAGAGCATTTACTCGGTTCACACGTTCACGCAGAAGGATCGCATCTTCCAGAGCGCTGATATTGCGAGGTTTATCGTTCAGCGTATTGACGAGTGTTTTACCTCGTTCTGGGTTAGCTGCCATTGCCGCCTCAGCATCAGACCACATCTGCTGGAATGTGTAGGCTTCCTTTGTCATTCGCATAATTGGAGGAAGACCAAGTGCTGCCCGTTGCACGTCAACTGGGTCATTGGCAATGGGGACAACGCCTGGCTCCGCTGCTGCGGCAGGAGCAGGTTTCGGAGCAGCTTGGGCCGGAGCCGCTTTAGGTGCTTTAGGTGCTTCGGCCTCTACTTTAGCAGGAGCAGGCGCTGGTGGCGCTTCAGCCACAGGAGCTGTCTCCACGGCTTCTACCGGGTCCATCCCCGTCGTGTCAATGTCTGTGCGTTTGCGTAGCTCGTCGTAGGCAGGCTGGATGTATTTGCGCACACCTTCCCCTAAATCTTCGATCATCTTGGCGGAGAATGATGCAAAACTGCGTGCCCCACCTTCGATGTAGAAAGCGCCGATGGCGATAATATCCTTCAAGAGAACAGGGTCGAGCATCCCGCCGACGTTCGTCTGACCTCCGATCTTTTTGGCAACCCTTTTTCTAGCGGCTTGGTAGCCTTCTGGAGTGGAGATAGTAGCGTTGGTGGAACCGAACTCAACCGGAGCTGTAGGTTGCGCACTGAAAGAGTAGGTTTCGTCACCTTTGACTAAGGTTAGTATTTTAGTCGGTGAAAACTGCACCTCGACTTTCCACGTCTGACCTTTCTTATCGGTGATAAAAACACCTTCTGTAGATGATCTGTCTTTATCAAACGTCCAGCCTTCAGGTGTCTTTCCTTGCTCCAAAGAAGCTACCTCATCCTTAGTGAATTTACGTTTCGGTTTTAGTTGCTCTTGTTCTTGGGTTTTTTGCGGTGATTCAGATTTAGCTGATTCTGCGTCTCTTTTTTCTTGAGCAATCCTGCGACCAGATTTGCGGACAATACTCAAATCTGATAGCGGGACAGTTTTTGGTCCGAAATAGTCGATGTCTGCAGAATCACCTCGGATCGCGTAAACAGTACCTTGAGCCTCTTTCCCCGCAGCTACCCACGTTACTTCATCACCTACTTGGGCTAGCTCAGTTTTATCCGCCTTCACCTCACCTCCCGGACGATACACATAAAGCTCGCCCTCGGCGACGTAGCCTTCTGGGAGAGTGATGCCGTAGGCGTCCACGGCGGCTTTGGAGACTGGTTTCTTTTTACCGAGAGCTGTGTTCACATCCATTTCGTGAACCATGCGTGTATCAGCTTTTGACGCTGCTTTTCCCATCACGGATTGTTCTTCTGCCCAAGCCTCTTCAGGAGACATCTGTTCTGATGGCTTTTCGAAAGCAGTCTCCTCTTTGAAGTAAGGATTCGGATCAATCTTGGTTGGATCGACCTCGTAGATACTCTGTGTCTCTATAAGCCAGACGACGTTCCTGCCATCAGGTAGTTTGAAAACTAAGCGTGAATCCACTCCGGTTTTTGATTTCGGACTCCATGAAAACTGTCCTACTTTTTCAGTCCCCCGATCTAAATACAAGTAGCCAGCTCCACCGTCCCCTTTTTCAGGGTTTATTTGCGCATCAGAAACACCTTGGTCTGTGAGCCATTTGTCGAAGGTCTCCGCATCTTTGCTCTTCTCTACAAAACTCAACACTCCTTTTTCCTTCAATTCAGCGGGTATCTCAGGCTTCGACGTGTCACGCTGGGGCGCAGGCTGCTCGGCCTGTGGGGCTGGGGCGGTGGGTGCTACAGCCTCTTGAAGAGCTTGAGACAACTTTTTCTGCATCCCAGCTTCAGTGTCAGACGCGATGCCGAACTCTTGGTAGAATGCTTTCATCAAAGCGTTGATACCAGCTTTTGCTTTAGGCACCTTCGTTCCTGTTATCTCCGACAGAAGATCAGCACGCATCTGCGCAAAGGAATCTCCTGCTAGGTTGCCCACAGTTCCTTTACCACCTGTGAAGGCTAGTGCCTTTCGAGCAATGGCTGCTCTACGAGTTTTGATTGAAGAGTCTTCGGCCTTCGCCTTTCCTGTTTCTTGGCGAAGTTGGAACTCTTTTGAAAGCTCCAAAGCCCGGTCTTTGAGAGTCTGCGAAGCGGATGGCTTCATTCCCTGCTCGGCAAGACGCAGAATTTCTGCATTGAGTTCTGTGTCCGAAAGTTCTGAAGCAGGTGTGGTGAAGTTCTCAGCTCGATACTCAGCGACGAACTCAGCGACGGCAGCTTTACTGGCAGCCAGTCCCTTTGGCAACTTCTTACCAGTCCAAGTCTCCCATATAGCTCGGGACTTTTTGTTGTCTGGATGGAGTAAATCAGACCACTCCCCTGTCTCAACCACTTGCATCAGCTTTGCCCCGTTCTTGGCGGCTGTTGCTTCGGGGATACCTGCGTCAACGTAGAATTGAGTAAACCGTTCCGCAGAAGGTTTGAAAGGTTCTTTCGGTGGAGGAGAGAAGGTCGGTAGTGCGCGACCTTTCTTTCCCTGCGTCTCCGCAGCCTGTTTCTCGGCGGCGGGTTGGGTTTTTGGGGGTTGAGCTTGCTTCGCCTTTCGAGTGTCTGCCGCTTTTTGTCCTCTGGTTCTGACATCCAAAGATTCTTTACCGAGCTGTTGTCTAGCTGCTTTTGGCTTATATTGCCGCTGCTCCGCTTTTCCACGAAAACGAATGGCATAGGTATCTAATCCAAATCTATCGACATAATCATCAAGCACCTCTTCGCTGAGTTGTTCTGTTTCGGCTCTTTTGACCAAAGATTCTCCCCAGGTTCCTAAGTCAGCGTAATCATCTAAGATGTCTGCTTTCTCTGATGCTTCTAAGTCTTGAAAAGTATCTTCACTCTCAAGTTCCCGCAATTTACGATCTCTGAATTGCTGGTAGGTCTCGTTTAGTTCTTCCATCCCCGAAACTACCTCAGCCGCCCCCGGCTCGTCAATCACATTTTCGACATTCGGAAATTCTTCGGAGGTGATTTCAGGCGCAGGAGCCTCTTTTACCGCCTTTTCCTGACGGAGAAGCTCATCCTGTTGACGTACATATTCAGGGTCGAGTTTGAACCATGGGCCTGTGCGGATTCGACCTTTTTCAACCGTGTAGTATGTCCCTTGCGCAGACTGGCGAATGGGTTGGTCATAGATGTCCTCCCCCACAACCGGGTCATTGACTGGGTCAACCGTCTCGAAAAAATAACGACGGAGCTTAGCTCCGAGTTCTTGAAACCGGGCTTCGTCTTTCTTGGAGAACTTCACCCCTTTGACTTTGTTCTGCGCCTGTCCACGGCGGCTCATCAAATCTTCCAGTTCTGCAAGCTCGGCTTTGTCTTCTTCAGCGATGGCCCGCTGAGTAGGCGCAGGAGCCTCTTCGACTGCTGGTATTGGCTGCTCGGGCGGGGTGGTTTCCTCGATTGTTGGGGTGGGTTGTTCACGGGAAATAGCTTTTTGACGCTCTTCAGCAAATACGTCTTTGAGAATACCTTGGTCGGCGAGTCTCTGGCGTTCATCTTCGAGATCTCGTTGACGGCGAAGGAAGTCTTCTCGTTGCACGGCTTTACGACGCTCTTCAGCAAATACATCAGATAGGACACCTTCGTCCTCTGCCTGTGCGAGTTGCTGCTCCATGTCTGCACGCTCTTTTGCGCTTAATCCGAGCCGAATTTTATTTCTCAGCTGTGCAAGCTGTTCCTCTCTGGTGGCTTGTGCGACAACCGCTGGTTGCGCTGCAACAGGTGTCGGTGCTGGTGCCAATCCGCCAGCCTCGATCACTGCTGCGGTCGCAGGCAACAAGTCAGCTTTAGCTTTAACTGATGTGACAGCGGCTTGATTGATTGTCTGCTGGAGAGGAACAATAGGGTCTGGATTCTGAACGATCTGTTCAATCTCCTGTTGGAACGCGGCCAGTCCGAAGTCGTCCTCGGGTTCTTGGGCAGCAGTAGCTGGTGGCTCGGTGCCTGCTGGTGGAACCATCGTTTCACCTTCGATAGTGGGTGATGGCTGGATAAGTGCGTTGATTCCTCCGATTGTTCCACCAGCAATACCGCCGAGTAGAGCAGCTTCTCCAGCGCCTTCAAAAGCGCCTGGAGTCTGAACACCGTAGGGTGCAAGAATAGAGGTGGCGACGTTACCGCCAATCTGGGCTGCGGCTTCTTCACCTGCTTCTGTGCCTGCGGCTTTGACGATACCGCCAACGCCTTTCTCCGCAGCGTCACCGAGAAGTTTCTTCACAGGTGCAAGCTCTGTTCCCATTCCAAACAAGTAGCGCTCTGACAGACCTTCGATGGCTCCTCCAAGAAGAGCACGGGCGTAGGCAGACCCACCTTGCAGACCGTACTTCTCAGCTTCCTGACCGCCTCCGCGAATGCCTTGTGCGATCCCAGTGCCTAGAAGCACGTTTTTAGCTAGGTCGGCACCTTTAGCGGCTGCGGCACCTTGAGCAAGACCTCTGGACAAGGCAAGACCTTTACCCGCCGCACCTAGCAAGCCGCCTGTAGCCAACATGCCCCCAGCTTGACCAATAGCTCCGCCTGCCTTCATCAAGAACTCGTCTTGATATTCAGGATTCACTGGAAGCATTCGGTTGATACCACCTTCGATGGTGTCGGCAGCGCCTGTCAGTGTGTCCGAGCCTAGAGCGTAGCCGACTCCTCCAACCGTGCCTGGGACGACAGACAACGCGCCTCGACCTACGCTGGAAGCGAAACTGCCGAGACGACCGGGTTGGTCGGCAGCGGGTGCAGCTGCGGGAGCTTGTAGATAGGCTAAAATTTCCTCTGTTGTCGGAGGTGTTTCAGCTTCTACACGAAATTTTCGTCCATCGTCAAGTTCTACAAGGTAGTTTGGCATTACTCAATCTGCTGCAAACCTTTGATATTGCCAGCGGGTTTTTGAGTTGTTGTAGGAGATTGTTGTAACTGAGCTGCTAGAGCTAGGACATCTCTTGCCCACGCTTGTAGAAGTTCGTCATTTTTGACTTTTTGAGTTCCTATACCAAGAGTTTTTCGTCTGTTCCCAGGTTCCTCAAAAGCTGTTTCATTAGCTTTGCGACCTGTTTTACGAAGAAGGTAATCTAGGTAGCTAGCTTGACCACCTTCGATTTCAGCAGGATTAGCTTCAGGATCAGATTCACCGCTGAGAACTGCTCTGGCGGCTAACACAATGTCTTCTGGGTTATCCCCATAGACTTTCCGTATCTGTTCTGCTAAGTTTGCTTTCTGTTGAGTCCAAGCGCTATCTATAGCTTGTTTTACAGGAGCTTCTTTCTCCGCCTCAGCTACTGCTTTCAGACGTTCTTCTGGCGTTCTGAAACCTTGTGTAGGAGTAGCTGCTGTAGGGGCAACTTGGGGTGCTCCGCTTGTGCTAGGAAGTTCTGTGACTTTTGCTTTAGGGGCTTGTCGTAACCCCGCAAGTTTCTCCGTAGCAGCTCTCTCATAACGAGTGATATAGTCAGCCATCACTGGATCTTCAGCTAGTTTGTCGGCTCGGCCCGTTGCTTCAAAGATCTTCTGGCGTTGCTCAATCGCGTCTTTGAGGAACTCGACTTCTTCATCTATAGGAGCAACTTTTTTACCTGTTCCGCTCAGCTTAACAGCCGCTTTCGCTGCTGCCACTGCGCGAGGCACGGCGACGGGGTCGAACTTACCTGAAGCTGTCTTCAGCTTCCCATACTCAGTCTCTGGGACACCTGCTTCAGCCAGCTGCACTTCGAACTTGTTATTGTACTCGTCCGTGAGGTAAGCGTCGTAAGCATCGTTTGCCGACAAACCATCTTGCAGCATCCGGTTGCGGAAGCGCTCTTTATGGTAGGGATCGGTGATTTTTGCTTCGATGACTGGTCCAAGCACCTCGTCACTCATTGGAGATGTGCTCTGCCGATACTGCATGTAGCCACTCAACGGCTGGATTGCCTGAGTCCCAAACATCCTCGGATTCTGGATCAACTGTTGCTGGATCTGCTCATCTGACATTCCAGCCGCTCCGCCAAGCAGTTCTTCGGCAGCGAGTTCCGCTTCTCTAGCGGCTTGTTCGCGAGCATACTCCTCCCCTTGTCCGAGCAGAGCGCGAGCTTCAGGCGAGAAACGAGTATCTGCTGAAGCGCCTTCCGGCAGGTTGAAATAGCTCGCAATCGGCACGCTGCCAACTCCAAACATCTCTTCAAAACTAGGGGTTTTAGGCATAATTAAGCTCCGATTTGAACTCCTCGGGACAATTCAGTGGTGATATTTAGCATCGGGCGAGCACCGCCACGGGAGGCTTTGGCTTCATCGTTGAGGAAACCAAGTGCTCGGGTAAAACACGCATCTGCTTCAGCGAGTTGTCCGGCTTTCTCAAAAGCCAGTCCTTTGAGCCCGTAACGTAAAGCTCGGAGAGTGCCGGGTATTACCCAATCTGTCTCGGCGACTAAAGGGATGAATCGACGGCGGCAGATAGTGTGGATCGCTTCGTCAGTTTTACCCACACGATAGCGTTTGTAGGATGGGCGAGTTTCGCCAGGGTAGTATGAACCGATCTGCGTCGGGATGCCGCCGTTTACCACGCTCAGCGTCCAAGGCAACGTCATGTTGGCTGGAGCTTGGATACCTGTCACTGTGGCGAATACCTGAGTTGTATCTGCTGAGGGATTTGCTGTCGTCAGGTTGATGCCTTGGTTTCCTGACGTATCGTAAATGACGTTACCAGAAGCATCCGTCCCGTAGAGTCGGATAACTTTGGCTGCATCTCCAGCACCGCCGATAGTTACTCGAAGCGTTCCTGCGGTAGCGATGTCTGATTGAGTGGCGAATCCATCCCCCATATCAGCCAGCACGCCATAAAACGAATCTGTATCTAGGAGTTCCCCAGGGCCAGACTCAGAGAACTCGTAGAATTGCGAGAAGATGGGACGCGGAACTCGTTGATAGCGAAGAGTCAACACGCTGCTATACCAACGTGGAAGAGTGAAAAAACCGTCTGAGGCTGGGATAGTCACCTTTGGGGTGTTGCCTTTCCAAGCTCCGTTGTAGGTGAAAAACTCAACCACTTCGTTCAGCGCAGGCAGGAACAAGGCCGAATTGATGTCCGTCGCATCGACCTCGGTATAGAGGGCGGCTCGGCAATCGGCGACGGTGAAACGTGTGTCCATTATTTAGCTTTCAGTTTGCGAAGATCTTCTGCTGACCATTTCTGTGGCTGATATTTGTCACCTTTGCGAGCGATCCCAGGTTTATTGGCGAGTTCTTGAAGAGCTTCTGAAGCGGGTTTCCCGTTGATCATGCCTTCTTTTCTACCCGATCCGGTAGTAGCCGTAGATGAACCTGTTCCATACTTGCCGACGAGACTCTTACCGCCTTCAGTAGCTGTAACTTGAAGTGGCGTTTGGCTCATCTCACGCAGGAGACGCAAACCTGAAGCGCGATCTTCAAGAGCAGCTCGGTTCATGTCTTGTTGACTTGGGGCTGCTGTCGTAGCCGCCGACACTGATGTCGGTGTGGCTGAAGTTCCTGCTGGCGCAGAACCTGTTTTTCCAGCTGTTAGACTGTAATCTAGCCCTTTAGTCAAGGCTCCAAGAGCTGAACGGGGCTGCATCATTTTGGCCCTAGCAGCTGCGGAAGCTCCTCCCGGAGTGTCTGGGTCAAGAGCTTGGTTAGGGCGTTTTAGATAGTCTGGTAGCGAAGCAGCATTCATTCCTTCAGTCTGCGGAGCTACCTGACGGATATTTCCGAAACGGTTCATCCGTAGGCCAGAACCAGCGTTCTCAGCATTGTACTTGTCGCGAATGGTGTCGAAAGTCCCTTCCTGCTGCGATTGAGCAATACGTTGTTCGCGGGACATAGCCGGTGCTCCGGGGGTAAGAGTCTGGTTACGTTGACGGATACCTTCAGAGAAGTTTCGAGGAGTAAGGTTCGAGTTTAACGGCGTACGCAGCGTCGAGCCATACCCAGCTTTGACTCCGGGAGACAGAGAATTACGCTGTTGAGACCCTAAAAGCAGATCTCGTTGATAATCTCTAACTGACCCCCAATTTCCCTGACTATCGGCTTTGATACCTGCCTGATCTTCCAACATAGCTGCGGCATCAGCACCTGATCGCCGTGGATCTAGGTTTTGATTTTGACTGTAACCTTGTATTTTACCTTTTCGGTACACGCGGTTATCAAACCGAGGGCCGGTAAAGACTTGAGTTCTGCGTTCTTGTGGATAAGCCATATTTTGATGCTGATTTTAGTTGACGCACTGTAGGAGTCAAGCTGGATACGATCAAAGTCTCGTAAAAGCTGTGGGCCTCAACTCATAGAACGTGTTGGGTGTTTCGGGGTTAAATGTCTGTTGATGCCCGCTGCGATGGAGTTTTATTTTGTAGGTCTCTACGGTTTCTATGGGTCGGCCTTGCTCCATGATGTTTTCATCTAGAGTGAGTTCGATAGGCGATCGGTACTCCGCATCTTCAAAACTTGGCCAGCCGCCGCCTGGAAAAGGTCTTGGTGACGTGCGGATCTGAAAATCCACCTCTACCGACCTACCGAACGGCTGAGCTTCCTCTTCGTCTGGAATGACGTTGAAGAAAGATGTTTGCTCCCAGAAACTCGTCGATAGGATCGCAGAGTTAGTTCTCGGTGCCCAAGCAGCAACAACCCAGTCGGACCATTCGGTATCATACTCTCCTTGTCCGATATTTATGTATCGGCGTCGGCAGTACAGAGTAAACACCCATCGCTCTTCGGTTTGTTCGTCTACTGTAGAATCCTTTGGTAATTCAACGGCAATTCCATCGCCTACGACGCTGAATAAGTTGCCTGCTCTCGGTTGTATCGCCGCTATTTTGTCAGCGATCATTTTTCTGGCAAATCCTTGAAGCTGTTGGTATTGGGAGAAAGTCATCAGTACACGTCCTCTCTTTCAGCGACGATAGTGGTTAGCCCGGTTACGACAATCGTTTCTTCGTTATCGGCTCGAAAGAAGATGTCCTGCTGGGCTTCCCGAAGCATTTGCCCAAGTTCCGCGAACCAAGCATCAGCTTGTTGTTGAGCGGTCATTTGGTTAAATTCTTCTTCGTTCACGGCATGTAACTAACTAAGTGGTTTTCGCCTTTCAGCACGGAAGTATGACTCCCGCCTGAGATGATTCTGAACAGGTCGAAACTCTGCTCTATCAACTCTTTGGTACGGTCTTGGACAGCTTCAAACTGGCGTTCGTCGCCTTGCTCACCTTCCATAGCTGCTAGGCGCTCTTCTTGCTCGTTGGTCATGTCGCGGTAAAGGATGAGGTGCTTCCGACGAATGGTGAGGCAGGCAACTGACCTGCATTCACCGCATTGTAGATGATAGCTCGGTATTGGTAAGCCTGTCCGGGAGTAAGCCCTGTGATTACCTGTGATACAGGCACATCTGTAAATCCAGATATTGTCGTAGCACTTGAATTAGTCCAAGTGGTTGCAGAAGCTAGTTTGTATTGGAAGTAAGCGGAAGCTGTGTCGTGGTTTGCTCGGAAAGTTCCGTTCAAAGTCCTTTGTCCTGAAGCTGGGGCTGAGCTAGATCCGGTCGTAGCTATAGGTACGCCTACGGCGCTGGCCCGAAGATTGACTTTGTAGGGATTTTTTGTTCCGGGCAAATTAGAGGTGATGTTAACTGCTGCCACCTTCACGCCGATAGCATTAGTTGGCGGGGAGAACCTCAACGTCAGCGTTGTTGTTCCGTTGGGGGCCACCGAGGAGGCTGGAGCGCTGACAATAGAGAAGTCTCCGGCGCTTCCCGCAAAGGAAGCTACGATGCTGCTCAGATTAGCATTTCCGGTATTACGCAAAGTGATGATTGCGTCGGATGTCTGTTGAGCTAGGGTTCCCGGCAGTGTTGCTGTTCCGTTGTCCGCGATGACTGTACCTACTGGATACTCTACAACAAGGTCTGGCGAAGGTAAATTGGAGAACGTCACCTGCTCTTCGTGAATTGACGTGCTGCCGTTGTACAAACCGCAAGGGATGTATGCTTGTGCTCGAAGTAGGCCAGAAATAGGGAGAGCTATTGAAGACAGCCTCCATCCTCCGGCTATACGTGTCCCTTGTCCTAGACTCGTCCAAGTTATACCTGCGTCTTGGCTATAGTGGAAAACCACTATTTGAGTTTCTGGAGCTGTGCCTCCACGCAGCCATTGAACTTCTGTTTCGCTTACTACGGATAGGGAAGATACAGATGCGCCAAGATCGTTTATTAGGCGTGAGGCATATTTAGTAGTTCCTCCAGCTAAGGTAAAATTACCTGCAACAATTACCTTACCGTCATATTGTAACCCAAGACCGAATACGTTGTTTCGTGCGGTAGCTACGAATGTAGAGTCATTAGTTCCGGTCGCGCTGAGACGAACTAATCTTTCAGTAGAAGACAAGGAACCCGCAGAGGTGCTACCTGCAATCAACCTTCCGTCGCATTGCAAAGCTAAAGATACAGCCGCAGTTTGAACCTCGCTAAAGGTTGCATCAAGTGCTCCTGTTGAATTGAGTCGGTTAAGACCTCTTTTGCTGACTCCTCCGATACTAGTGTAGCTGCCTGCAACATAGATGTGTCCGTTTGCAGCTACCAAAGATGTCCAAACAGTGCTGTTTGCGTTGGCCTCGAAGGTAGAATCTCTCGACCCGTCGCTGTTCAACCGTTGTATAGCTGGAAAAGCTAGATCAATTCCTGATAATCCACAGACTAGTATTTTTCCGTCTGTTTGTGTGGCAATGTTATAAATAAAGGAAGAAGAAGATACTGGGTTAAACCTGTTATCGAGACTGCCTGTTGGAGTGATTTTAGCTAAGCCTTGTCTTGCCACACCTGAAAAAGTGGTAAAAAAGCCCCCCACGATAACTGAGCCGTCAGCTTGTAAAGCGAGTGAACGTACGTCACCATTTGCAGCTATATTAAAAGAGGCATCGAACTCTCCGCTTGAAGTAAACCTAGCTAGACGATTACGTGTGACACCATTTACCGATGTGAATGTTCCACCGACCAGCACTTTACCGTCTGGGAGCTGGCAGAAGCAAAATACGACACCATTATCTATACTACCTGTCTGAGACAAAACTGATACTGGTATTGTGTCTCGGATACTGGCAAAACGCTTCCGATTCAACGCATTGACCGTTGTGAACTCGCCGCCGATCCGGGTGTCATCAGTGGCATTCAAAGCTATAGCATAGGTTGTAGCATTAGGCGTCACCTGCCATGAATTATCGACCGAGCCGGGGCCTGGGAGACACTCGCCACTCAGGCCAAACGTGAATGGGTCTTCATCAGGGTCACTGTTGTCAATAGTGACGGTGTCTGTTTTAGCTCCTGCGGAAGTTGGAGTGAAACGAAGGGTAAAATTGACTGAATCGCCGAACTCAATAGGTGAAGTCGGTTGGGAAACTACTGACCACTGTGTTCCGGTTGTAAGATGAACTTTAGTCGCCCCTTGCAGATCAAGGTGTGTGAGCCCGGTATTCGTAATGGTTATAGTCACGTCTCGGGATGATCCGAGTTGGGTGTCGTCGAAAGTGACGGTGCTGGAGCCATCTACTAGGATTGTGGAACCTTGCGACACTTCGATCTCGGGATTTACGTCGAACGTGACCGTGTCTTCAAGAATACCCTCGCTGTGGGAGTCTGTCGGGTAGGCTCTGGCGCGAATAATCCCGTCACCAGTCAAAGAGGAAGCGGGCACAAGCTGCCAGCCGCCTTCGATCCGAGTGGTTACTCCTGCGATGTCTGCGTACGTCGTTCCGCCGTTGGTGCTAAGTTCAAAGGAGACACGCTCAACTTCTGGAGATGAACCTCCTCGCAACCATTGAATAAGATCGACTGACAGAACCGAAAGTGTTTTAGGTGCCTCGTCATTATAGAGCCGTGCAATCCTGTTTCTGGTTATTCCTCCCACGGTCGTGAAGGCTCCAACAGCGACGGTTTTTCCGTCTTCTTGGTTGAGCAACCCATACACGGTGCCTCCTGCGTTGGGATTGTAGGCAGACTCTAGTGTCAGGTCGCTTTCGAGACGGGCAATTCGGTTACGAGTTGTGCCGTTGACGTTGGTGAACTCCCCGCCGAATATCACAGATCCGTCTGTTTGCAGTGCGAGGGTGCGGACGGTGTTGTTGGGTGTCGGTGTACCCTCTTGAAGGGCACCATCAGCATCAAAGAAAGCCAGTTTAGCTTGTACTGAACCACTCACCATATTGAAGGCACCGCCTGCGATTACCGTGCCGTCAGGAGTAGCCTGGACACTGTATCCTGCGGCATCCAAACCTGCTCCGGGGGCGAAAGAGGTGTCAGTTGTCCCATCAGAATTAAGGACGGCGATTCGGTTAGGGATACTCATACGGGAGGCAATTTAGCTTTTTTAATCAGTTCGTCCAGTTTGTCTTGCGGAATGAGCGTTAACCAATGTTGGGTCATCTCCTGCATACGTGGACGGTTAACGTCTTCATACAGCTCCAACCAGCCTCGATAGTAGTTCACTATTTTGTCGTTGAGTGCCATCGGAAACGTGCGAGGGGGCCAATTAAATCGGTGCATCCAGCCCATCTGAGGGTGACATATAACTCGTCCACCGTTGCGACGTGTGCGTTCGGCCATGTACCACTCTTCGGCCCCAAAGCACCGGAAATCCGGGTTGGGGTGGGGCGCGGTAGCTCTCCAAAAGGAGAAACAACCCATCCCTTGCATAGGGATTTCAAATGGTTCTCCTGTCTCCATAGCCTCGCTATTCGTGGCCCAAGTGCCAAAGTCGTTGCCGCGCCATGTCTCCGACAAGTGGGAGGACTTAGAAATAAGGTCGTTGTAAAGAAGTGGGCCTGTGAGTAGGTTAGGGCTTCCTTGGTTGTTCTCCCACCAAGCTAAGAGGGAGTCTATAAAACCTGTCTGCAAGAGGACGTGACAATCAAGGCCGAGGATGACATCACCTGTTGCGTGCTTAAAGGCATCATATTTGACGAAACTGCTCTTCCGGCTTTTTTCTTCAATGAGTTTAGTGTTGGGGATCGCCTTCAGGAATCTTTTTGTGGCTTCAGAATTTTGGCCGACGGGATTATTGTCGATCACCACAAACTCTGTATCGGCAGGAAGATTGTGGTGCATACGTAACGACTGGATGGTGAAGAAAACACCATCGAAATCGTCATAAACCGCCATAGAGATCGTTAATTTCATAGCTTTTTGTAAATCGCTAACTGGATGTTATTCTCCATCCACCACTCAGGGCGGTACGGTTCGATAACGCCTTCTCGGCAAAGAGCAGCTGCGTGATAGTCGTGCTTGAACTCTACGCCGAGATCGTGAGCGCTGATAATAGAGCCTTTAGGTAGACTAGGAGAAAAGGTTTGCAGTTCTTTACCTTTGAAACCTCCGTCGCAGAATAGCCAAGTTGGGGAGTCTCCGACGCAACCTTGTATCTCGTTAGCTGCATCTTCACTGAAAATGTCGAGTTGGCGAAAACGGACTTTCAACGCGGCAAGGATCTTGGTGTCGTGCCGAATCACGTTGTCTAAGGTCAGCACAGACATTCCCTTTTTGATACCCCACAGACCAAATACCGTGGAAACAGCTCCTGCTCCCGTCCCTAACTCCACTATGCTGCGGATTTGTGGGTTCGCCATCATCACACGGTCGATAATGGCGTAAAGCCAATAATTGTGCTGCATGTGCTGACCTATGAAGTGAGTATGCCAAGGAAGGCTGTGCTCACTGTTCTCTGTGTAAGGTCGGGCTGGAGGAACGCTATCAAGAGGGATCATGGAGGTGTTGTAGTTGTCGGCTCTTCCGTAGTAGTTGTAGGCTCTTCCGTAGTAGTCGTCGTGGTGGTTGGCTCCTCCGTGGTTGTAGTAGTCGTAGTTGTTGGCTCCTCCGTGGTCGTCGTAGTCGTAGTTGTAGTTGTTGGCTCCTCCGTGGTCGTCGTAGTCGTAGTTGTAGTTGTTGGCTCCTCCGTGGTCGTAGTAGTCGTAGTAGTCGTAGTAGTTGGCTCCTCAGTGGTCGTAGTAGTCGTAGTAGTCGTAGTAGTTGGCTCCTCAGTGGTCGTAGTAGTCGTAGTAGTCGTAGTAGTCGTAGTTGTTGTGGTCGTCGTGGTAGTTGTATTTCCAGTGTCGTACCAGTCTCCAACAATAGCCACGCGGTTATCACTCAGAACTTGAACACCGTAGACTGCCCCAGGGTTTGTTACAGTGCCGACTTCGGAAGTGAATGCGGCATCCAACGTCCCATCAGTATTGAGGCGAGCTAAATAGGCTTTAGCGCCACCGCCGATATTGGCGAACCCGCCGCCGACAATTAACTCTCCGTCCTCTTTGATGGCAAGACAATACACTGAGCCATCTGCACTAGGGTTGTAGCCCGCATCTATGGTCCCATCAGTATTGAGACGAGCGATGTAGTTTCGAGCGGTAGAAGCAATGTTAGTGAAGTCGCCCCCAACGATTATCTTTCCATCCTCCTGAATGGCAACACACCTAACGATGCCGTTGGCATTCGGGTTGAAGGCGTCGAGTGTCCCATCTGTATTGAGTCGGGCAATGTAATTCCTCGCTGTCGAGACGATGTTTGTGAACTCGCCCACCACGATAACCTCTCCATCTGCCTGCACCGCAGCACTTAATATCGTTCCGTTTGCATTCGGGTTGTAAGTGAGATCCGGCGCTCCTGGGGCAGATGGACTGTCTGAAACCCCTGTCAGAGATACTGTGAACGGATTCTCATCGCCGTCAGAGCTGGTGACTGAGAGTGTGGCTATGCGGGCCTCGCTAGCGTTAGCGTTCACTACTGGGTCGAAAGTTACGATAAAGTCTTCGTAGGCGCTAGGAGCTAGTTCTGTCGAAGCTATCGGAGTAGTTAACGTATAGTCATCAGCATTATCCCCAGTTATGGTAGCTTCAATCAAACGAAGAGTTGTATTCCCGATGTTAGTGATTCGGAAAGTCTTAGTTGCACTTCCAGTTGTAACTGTGCCGAAATCAACGGTGCTGGAACCATCTACTAAGATGTTTCCAACAGGTTGCTCGATTTGAACTTCTGCGGCAACTCCGATGCCTGTCAGCGTTAGCGTGTAGGGGGAAGCAGCATCGCTCGAAGTGATCGTCAGCCTAGCCGTCTTAGAACCTACGGCTTTGGGTGTGAACTGTATATTTAGGTTCGCTGTTGTGGTCGGAGAAAGCGTTACTGGAGGTGCTGTGATGCTAAATGAGCCTGCGCTTGAATCTGGGTCTAGCGGAATATCTGCTATTAAGGCTTTTATGCCTGTGAGCGCTTCAAGACCAACACTTTCAAGTGTTATGGTATCTGATACTGAAGCTCCTAGTTCGGCTGAACCTACTGCTAGAGTTCCGCCCGACAGCAAGTTCTGTTTGCTCTTAGTAACAGACAGTTCAGGTTGTGGGTCTGTCAAACACACAGTGATGTTGGACTTTACCCCTCCACGCGACACTTGGGCATAGTAAATCTGTCCTCTTGCCGCCCCTAAAACCTGAATCGTCGTGCCTGTTACCGTCAGATTTTGATACCCGGATAGGAATCCATTACTAAAACTTGGGTCCGTAGCTACGTTCAGCTTGATTGTCCCTGCGGGGACAGCGGCGTCTATCGACCAAGTTAGCGTAAAGGTATTAGCGGTTGCTGAGGTCTGAGCTAGGTCGATTCCAGTAGCCACTCCTGAGCTATCGGGAGAATCAACGTAGAACATGCGGGTCAACCAGCCGCCTTGATCCGGGGATATAGTTACCCTAGCTAGAACAGTTGCAGGCCAGTTTGTCGGCGTTGTAGCCGGGTAGCTGCCGTAGAACTGAGTGTCCCAGATCTGAATCTCCCGGTGCAGACAGGCGGGAATATTGATATTTAAATCGACCCCGTTGAAGACGATCTCTTGCCTTAACATTGGCGTCTCTTCAGGAATATCAGGACTGCCTCCAGTCGTCGTGTTCCAGCTTGGGTTGCCGCCAAAGATCGGTTTCGCCAACGTCCACCGCTCGACAAGAGTGTAGTTGCACGGCCCGTCAAAAGCATCCGCTAGCCAAACAGGTCTCCAAGCGAACCCTCTTGCAGGCGAATAAATATCGCTGGGGTCTGCCAAGATAGGCTGGATGTCGATGTAGTTTAAAACTCTGGGCCAGGTGTAGTTGTCCCGGTAATACATCGTTCGGGAAGCTACTCCAAGAACGGCATTACCCGCTAATCCTTGAGCTTTTTTGGTTGAGGACGTGGACCAGTATGAGTTCAGCGGCGAGACATCTGTGTAGGTGCCTGATGCGCCGACCGCCGAACCAGAAGTTCCAGCTGGGACTTTCTGAACTGTCTCCTCTTGAACGGTGTTGGTGTCTAGATCGACGTAGCGGCGGACTTGTGTCAGTGCGACGTTCTCCCGAGTAATTTTGACTGCTACATAAAGACTGTCGAGTCTTGGCTCTCCAATCCGTTGTTCTTCGACGCTGGTTATCGAGTAGCCTGTCGTGTTGACGTTCCCGCTTGGTGGTGGTGGGTAAGTCGTGTCGGGTGTGGTTGGGCGGAAGACGTAGGTCGCTCTCGGAACAATGAATGTCTGAGTGATCGTCGGCCAGTCAGGAGCGTCGCTAGTCTCCCAGTTATAAAGGTGCTGCGTGCCTTGGTCGGCAACATAAACCCGCTGGTAGTTACCTTGCTCGTCAGGATCAGTCTGATGACAGAACTTATGATTCGGCCACGACTTCAGTTTACTGATCGTATCGTGGGCTGTGCCGTACGCAGGAATGCTGTCATTCGGAGACTGGACGACATTGAACTGTTCGACGACAAAAACGTCCGTCGAAAGCGGAGTGAATGGAACTCTCTGTGGCGGGAGTAGCTTTTTGGCGCTGATGGCGTCGGACATGGTGCGACAGACTACTCGGTGAGTTTGATTAGATCAAGATGGTAAATCACTCTCGTTGATTAACAGGTAGGGAAAGTCTTTGACGTTGTGCCGCTTCATTTCCCCGCTAAGCGCTGCGTAGAATGAGTCCCACTGCTGCGGAGGAACTGTCTGACAGCCTTCACTGCTGGTGCTATTCCGAGATCCTTTATGAATATTGATAGCGACTCCGGGGGTTGGATTAGTTACTCCGTCGCGGACAACAGGAAGTTCTTCATTTTTCGTAGCGGGACGAAAAGCTGGATACCCACCTCCAGGACGACTGATACCATGATTGCCGCGGCGATAACGATGCACTCCAGTAACAAGGCTGGCAATACCTTGACGGTGTATAGAAGGGTCGGTGTTTGCATTCCAAGCTGAAAAGTGGGTTGGTGAGACGATAAAAAGAGCGTCATCGTAGATACCTCGATCATTAACGCCTGGTTTACCCATCGTGTCTTTGTAGTAACCACGAACCCCGACAAGGATGACGTTATCGGTCAGCTTCGCTTTGGAGATAGCCTTGCTGATACGAACCAAACTGGCTTTAGGGGTAGATGAAGGGATCATATTGATTGATGATTGTTAATAAACTCTCCCGTTAATAATCTTGTGATTAGTCACCTCGTAGTTGCCATCGGCCTGCGTTTCCACCCATGCAAAGCCGTGATTCCAGCGATTCACAATAGCGTAGTCGGGAGTCAAATCGCAGAGGCACCCAGTGCTCCAACAGGATGAGAGTTTTTTGTTTAGCCCCGTGCTTTCAGTGTGCTCGCTTGTTCGGTGCCAGTGGCCGCAAATAAGCGATTCCTGAACGCGCATCCATATTCCTCTGGCTGGATTGACTGGCGAGGACATACCCTGAGGTAGTTCATGCCCGTGGTAAATTGGCAGGCTGCCGAGTCGAATGAGTGTCAGCGATGGCACAAGCTCAATCCTAGCCTCATCAAATTTAAGCAACACGGGAAGCTCGAAGTCTGAAACTCCGAGAAGCACGGGAGCATTCTTAATCAGAAACATCTCCATCCGCGCTTCGTGGTTTCCGATTTTGTAGAGAATGCGGGCGTTTGGGAACTGCTTGCGGAGGTGGAATAAGAACTGGCGAATGGCGTCCAACTCATCAGCAAGCGAGCGACGTGGGTCTTTGTCGTGACGGGACACGCCATAGAAGTCACCGATGTCACCGTTGAGAATAATCACGTCCGGCTTTTTCTTTTTGCCGTGCGCGATAGCGGCAGCGACTGCAATCTCGTCGTGATACGGGATGTGGATGTCTGACAAAATCAGAACCTTTAAGGCCCCGCTCAAAACGATTGGCTCCCGTGTTCTTGCGAGCGTCTTAGGCATGACATCTTTCTGCCAGCCAAGCGGCTTAAAGGCTGATTTATCCGGGGTGTACTTGCTGTGGTAGTCCCCTTTTGCACCTCGCAGCCTCCGCACAATGTCGCGAGCCGATTCGGGCGATAGAAAAACCTTGGGTAACTCTTTATGCAAAACCTTGGCAAGTGTGAGGTTTTCTGTATTAGGAAAACGCTCAAGATAGGATCTAACGATTTCGGCTTTAGTCATGGTGTTACTTGCCTCTTCCTATGGTTAAGGCGCGAGTGAACGCGGCCTGTGAATAAAGATGCTCGCCAGTGCCTCTCCAGCGTCCTTCAGCAAATTGATATTCGACGCCCTCAAGACTTGTTACTGAGGTCGGTGTGTAGAGTGCCGACGAGTTTATCAAGGACTCTTCGCTCTCGGTCGAGCGCTTCGATTTGCAAGAGAGCAGACTCATTAGCGCCGATAGACAAACGGCGTATTTCGCGATCAATTTCATGGAGTCGTTGAAAAGGTTTCGAGGCATTGACTGCCAGCCAGACTCGCAAAGCCAGGTTGAGCAGTTCAATAATACCTATCATACTCCAGTCTTGTCGCTGTCTTTTGCGGCAAGCAGACCAAGACCAGCAAGGACTCCGGCGACGGTTTCAAGCTCGTCTTTGTATTGCGGCAGCCATGTCGAGGTAATCACAGCGAGGATGGCGAACACGCCAACAAGTGAAGTTTTCCAGTTTTTGAGTAGATATGCTTTCATTTAGTCAGGTTTTTGATTGCTGAAATGCAGCCTAATATACCAGCTAGAGTTCCGACTGCAAGAGAACTGAGCTTTAACCAAACTTCGATTTCCGCAAGGCTTGTCACCGTGCTTGCAAAGGCAATTAGTGAACCGATGAAAGGAGTGACATGGTTGTCTTGCATAAATTAAGCAGCGTCTAATTGTTGAGCCAAAGCAAACACTTCGTCAATCTCAGGTTCAGTCTTGCCCAAAGCTGATGCAATCTGCGAAACACGAAAATTAACGCTGGAGACTGTGGCGGCAAACTCAAAATCATTCTGAGCTTTGAACCTTTCATCGAGATCTTCAATGGTGGCGATATAAGCACTAATTTCTGAAGTTAGTTCCCGTCCGCAAGCCTCACGGAAGCTCCGCATGGAAACGACGACTGGCTGTGTTTCAGTGGCGCTTTTGTAAGTATAACCAGCAGCCAGAGCATCGCTTTCTAGCATGGTATTCGGTGCCAATGGCGCGTCATTAGGTGCCAAAGAAACATTGGTGATCGTGGTTCCGTCGATGTGAGCGATTCGTTTCATATTAGTAAGTAATAATGAGCGCGTAACCTTGGGCGCCATTTCCGCCAGCTCCAGAGTCTCCGACGATATTAGTTCCAGCAGCACCGCCGCCGCCGCCTGCGCCAAAACCGCCGCCATTGCCGCCCCTTCCGCCTGCGCCTAGATTGTTTGAGCCGCCACCACCGCCACCTGTGCCTGAGCCTCGGTTATCGTTGCCATTGCCGCCGTTGCCGCCTCCAGAAAGTCCGGCTGTGCCGCCTGCGAGCGTGATAATTGCCGCTGCACCCATAGGGCCGCCAGTGCCTCCAGCTCGGTTAGTGTTTGAGGTATCTAGTCCACCACCTCCGCCGCCTCCAGTTGGGGTGAGGGTATTAACTGTTGTTCCTGCCGCGCCAGCAACAGCGCCACCTGCTCCACCTGAGCCGTTATTTGCAACAGCGACTCCAGATACGCATGAGTTAGCAGTAGTTGCTCCAGCAGTGCCAGAGCTTGATCCTCCACCTACTCCAAAAGCGCCGCCGATAGCTGTTACCCCTGCAAAATTAGTATCTCCACCAGCCGTTCCGGAGTTTCCATTCGTGCTGTCTGTGGTAACTGCTGTTCCACCGATCCCGCCCGCACCAATAGTGACAGGTCTTGTGGAGGCTAATTCTGTTGTTAAAGTCCAAAACTCAGTAACAGCGCCAGCGGCTGCACCGCCACCGCCAAAACGGTTAACGCCTGCCACGCCTTTGCGACCTGATCCGCCTCCACCACCACCGCCGACGAGGCGAACGAATACGCGACGAGCTGTGGACGGGCTTGGATTGTCCCACGTTGCATCGGCTGTGTAAACGCGCACGTCTGGCCCGAGTGAAGGTGGCGTCTCCCAGTCCGCATCGCCGTCGGCGTTGGATTGTTTGGCTAAAATTTGACCTGTGGTGCCCCCAGTAGGCAAGTTAGCTGTGACAGTAATCGACCCGCCTAGATTAACTCCCACCCCGTTAATCTCGATGCCTGGGTTTTCCAGTTTTGCGGTGGGAACCGTTGTGTCAGCTAACTGCGTGCCTTGAATAATTGAGTTGTTAGTAAGCAGTGTTCCGCTCTCTGCGGGACTCACGAATTCAGAAATACCAGGAGCTTGGCTAGGCAAATACCTTGAAATGTCGTCGCTGCCTGCTCTTGGTGTGACGAGGGCGAAGATGGGGGACTCCCCTTCACCAATACCCGTGACCGTTAAACTGTTTGTTGCGTTTGGATCAACTATCGGAAGTTTAGCATTTAGCGCTGCGGCTAGATTGGTGTTATCTGTAGGGCTCCCTGTGATTGCCGAAAAAGCGACTGAGCCTCCCCCACCGCCTCCAGACGCTGTAGCCGCAGCTACGACTAGCTGTTGAAGAAGCTGCTGTTCATTTCGACCGATTAACTCAGCTCCAATAGCCGTAAGAGCTTGGTTTACTTTTGCTTCGGATGCGTAAGGGGAGACGCTCATAGTGATTCTTAATTTGTTTATACTAACAGGCTTAGATCTTTAAGCGCTTTTACAACCTCATCTACAGTATATGAGTTACCGCCTATTCCGCCATCAAATTTAGTGCCTGTATTAACAGTTGATCCTGCCCCTACGACTGCGGCTACGACGAGTTGTTGAAGTAGCTGCTGCTCCGTTTGCCCTATAAGTTCAGCTCCGATAGCTGCAAGAGCTTCGTCTATTTTAGCCTCGGATGCGTATGGGGAGCTTGTCATGTCGTAGCCGCGAGTACTAAATTTTGCTGTAAAAGAGCTTGGTCATTTGAAGCAAGTGGCGACCCCCCAAGGGCATTATACACATTAGTTTGGGGATCTCCGCCACCTGCATTTCTGTTAGCAAAAGCGAGAGCAACTGCTTGTAACAACTGTTGTCTGGTCTGCGGCATATACGACAACCCAATGACTGCCAAAGCGGCAGATATTTTAGCTTGGGATGCGTATGGTGAAACAGTCATTATCCAAGAGTTCCAAGGGCTTTCATCAGACTTTCGCCGCCGTCGGGCATCATCGGTGCTTCTTCAGCGACCTCAGCCTCGTCTTCTTCAGTCTCATCTTCCTCTTCGGCCTCTTCATCCGCGAGCTTCGCGCCGTTGAGTGAATTAATTTTGAGACGGCCATTCTCCATGGTCAGGGAGGCTACCATCTCGAAGGGCTTGCCTTCTTCGTAGCCTTCAGGTGGAGAGAAGTTTTGTGGTACGTTGAAGGAGAACTCGTCCTCGACTTCTTCGTCCATCGACATAGCTGGTGGTAGATCTTCCATAGTATTTAAGAGGAAACCTCGGGCGGAGAGTTTAAGCTCCGCCCGAGGGGTGTTACCTACCTAGCACTTATGCGTAGCTAGGGCAAGGGCTGGTTACGATGTTCGGGCAGCGCTTGAAGCGGATGACGTAACCGTATTGAACCTTGATTGGTTTGTAGGCAGCGTAGAGCTGTGCAAACCACTGGCCTTGGTTCTCCAGAGGGTTGTTGTCGAGGCTTGGGATGTTGGTCCATTTGACCGTGCCGTTGTAGTCGAATCCGCCGAAACGGGTGTCGGCACCGACGGTGGTGCGGGTCTTCGGAACCATGCGATGCACCACGTCTGGATGCCAGACATAAGCGTCTTCGTATTCAGCTGTGAGGTAAGCTGGGTTGAGGACGAGCTTCGTGCCGATGGTGGCAGCAGCAGTGGTGTAGAAAGGCACTTCGACCCAGGCTCCACCAGTGAAGTTGTAGCGAGGCATCTTTGTGTCGATGATGTGGAGGTAGCCACCGTATCCGGTGTCAACGCCCCAGCGCTGGAGGATCTTGGAACCTTCAGAGCCTTTACCCATTTCAGCGAAGTTGAAGTCGCTGCGGATAGAAGCGTCGTTGAGGAGCAGTGTGCGCTGTGCTTCATCGGAGAGGATGAGGGGCAGAAGCGGAGCACCGTTCTTCATGGCGTAAGGCTCACGTCCGGCACCGTCACGGATGGCGCGGCTGCGGATACTATCAAGCAGACCTTGAGTGATCTGGGAGGTAGCTGCCGTGGCGGGCATCGTGGTGGAGTTGCCTTCAGTCAGAGAGCTGTTGAAGACGATTTTGTGGCCTGCGTAGTGGAAGAAGCGGTCTTTGTCGCGGTCTTCCCAGAGGTCAACGATGGTGTTGACGAACTCTTCACGTTTGCGCATGACCTGTTCGCCGAAGTCGTAAGCGGCCCATGCGTCGTCAAGACAGATGGTGTCCGAACGCTCGACGCGCTTGCTGGCCGTCCAGCTAAGGAGGTCAATAGCAGAGGTCGTGGTGCCAGGGGAAGGAACGCAGTTGTTTTCTGCGCCAGTAGGGTCAGCTACTTCTACCCAGCCAGATCCGCCAGTGCGATTGGAGCGCTGGACGACAGGAGTGGTGAAGTTGTGGCCCATGCCTTCTGGCAGGGTGTCCTTCTTGATGAGTGCAGAAACGCGACCTTGGTCACGTTGAATGAAGTAAACGTCGCCTTGGATGCGAGAAGCGTCTTCAGCGAACATCTGATTGATGTTGTCAGCCATAGTAGTAGTGGGGGGTGGATTTGGGTTTTATCCGTCCCTGCTGCTTTGGGTGCTCTCGTAAGAGGCCGACACAGAACAGAGACCGGAAAGTCTCGATGCTTGCGTCGGGGAGCTACCCAACTATGAAAACGCTCTTTGAATTGTGCCTTACCTCAGACTGAGCTGGGTCTAACCGCAGGCTGCGGGTTTATGCTCGTCGGCAGTTTGTAACAGGTGTTGAAGATAGTCAACAACAAAATTACAAATAAAAAGACCGCACTTGGCAGTGTGCGGCTTTTCTATGGGGTGACGGGGTCTCTGTCACCGCTGGGTGCTTTCAGTGTGGTGAGATATTTATGGTATTGAGAAACTCAACAGAGCACGACTGCCACCTATCGAAAGACTGCCGCGTGATACTGGTTTCTAACCTATGCAAATTTGGTCGGGTGAGCCGGATTTGAACCGACGACCACAGCGTTCCAAGCGCCGTACTCTACCAAGCTGAGCTACCACCCGATTAACACAAACAACCCCATCAGGGGTTAGTCGGTCGGAAATGGAAACTGAATTTCATGGATAAAAAATGGAGGTGTCCTAACTAGCTAGACGACGCGACCAATCGGTCCCGGTTGGATTTGCACCAACGTTTCCTCTAACCTTTAAACGCTAATACATTTTGAGCTTTGTTCAAGTACAAAAAGAAGCCTCGCTGCAATTTCTCGCAACGAGGCTCTGAACAACACACGGACAGTTTTATGGTCTGCGAAGCAGTCCACTCAGACCGCTCATCAGCGAGCGACCTTCGTCCGGTTCTTCGGAAGTCTTTTTGATCTCAGACTGACGACCGCCTTCGCCTGGGCCTGCTCCGGCTTCGCCACGGGCACGGAGAGCGGCCTTAGCTTCTTTGAGTTGGGTAGCGAGTTTGTTGTATTCACCGACAAGCACAGGCACCAGCTTCGCTGACATCGCTTGGCCGACTGCCGTCATCGGTTCTTTAGAAGGGTCGGCTGGTCGAGCCGTCTTCAAGGCTTCGACAAGATCCTGATTATTGAAGATACCCATCGGTTTGAGTTTGGCTTCCATGACCGAGTAAAGCTCTGATGCGGAAGTCTGGAGCGTCTGTTCACGGGCTTCTTGTTGTTTGGCTGTCAGCGTTTCCTGTTGGCCTTTCAACGAGTTCTGGATCTCCAAGGCTTTGTCACGAAGTTCGCGATCCTTGGGAAACACGTTGGCGTGAAGCTCGTCTGCGGCTCTGACGACGATGCCAATCTCTTCTGAGGAGATTTCCGGGCCTTCTAAGTTGGATTCGAGAGCTACTTTGATGGCTCGGGCGCGAGCAAGGGTGTTGCTTTCCTTCAAAGCGGCTTCAAGTCGCTCCATCGGAACGCCTGCGAAGTCGGCCACCTCAGCAATGCGTCCCATGTTCTTCTCGTAGGGTTGAAGCACGGAGCTTTGGTACTCTGGAGTGTTCTCTACGTCGTAGGCGGCTTTGAAACGCTTCAACTCGGTCATTTCGGACTCGATTTCAGGAGGTAGCTTGTTAGGGGTCTCCTTGAGCTTGGCGACTTCGGCCTTCAAAGCCTCATACTCCGGCTTGATCTGGTCGAGTTCCGTGGCTTTGGACTTCAGTTCTTTCCACTTGGTCTGAGCTTCAGGCTTCAGTTCCTGTGGAGCATTCTCCTCAACGGTTTTGACTTCAGTTTTAGGCTCCTCCGTCGATACCACGTCCAGATCGAAAGGATTTTTCGACTCAGCAGGCTTGGTTTCTGCCTTTTTATGGTCAGAAGCAGGGGAATTAGCTGCTTTTTTCGTCGGTTCCTGTGGTTTTTCAGGCTGAGATCCGGGTTTTGGGCCAAGATTCGACAGTTTCGCCATCAAATCCATTCCGTTGGACGGCCCTGTAGGCGCGGCTGGGGCTTGTTGTGGTGACGAAGGCGCGGATGGCGCAGGTGCTGGGGCTGTGGGTGCTTCTGGCATAAGTTAGGAAGGTTTGATGATGTTCATTTTGGTGATCTTGTCCGCGTAGTCTTGGAACTCTTCACGGTGGATCTCGTCCTCGTCGTCGAGTTGCCCCTGCAAGATCGGTGTCGTCATCTTCTGAATTTTGCTGATAGCCTGGCTGATACCAATAAGCATGTGCATGTGGTGCGCTGTGTTGGTATCTGGGTGAAGACCTGCTGCTGAGTCTGGAAGTGCTCTCGGAATCGCCAGTCTCGCCACAATGTCGATAGCTTGGCGCATGACTGGGTCGCTCAGAAGCTCGGCTAAACGAGCTACAGCGTTCTCGTTTTTACGGAAACGGCGAAGCTCGTCGCTGTCGGGAAGGGAGGTGGAAATCATTTCACTTTCAGTTTACCGAATATCCGCCAATACGTCAAGCCTGTGGTTTGTTTTTCTGCTGCTTGGCTTTCTCGACCTCAAGAGCCAGGCGAACGTCGGTAGCGGCCATCTCCTGTGCGTGACGCTGCTGGTCCATTTGGATCTGAGCACGGGTTTTTTCGATCTCGACCATGTCTTTCTGGGCGGCTCGGGCGTTGGCATCGACGGCGGCTGCGAACAGGCCGGGTTGCGTACCGCCATACAGTTCGGTCTCGGCTTGGCCTGCCTCCTCCGCAGCACGTTTGTCCTCGGCGTCGAGGTGCTTGCGGGAGTTCTTGATGAGTTCTCCAAGCTGTTGCAGGGCTTCTTTGAACCGCTTGTAGTCGGGGTTCATCTGGTTCACCATCGGCAAGTGGTCGTTGATGCTGTGCTCCCAGATAGGTTGCATCTGGTCGATGGCTGGACGCAGCTCGATCTGCATCTCGGTAAGCTGAGTGTTGACTTCGTAGAGCCTTTGGAGATGCTTGTCGAGATGGACCACGTGATCT